TTATGTAAAGAGAATTGATTTTTCTTTGCTTAACATTTACATACTGTTTAGAAAACTTATAAAAGTTTACAAAGCCGGAAAAGGGATTTCCCTTTATCCCATATACCTGATGATACATTTGACTGTATGATTCAGGGGTTGGTGTACCTGAAAGAAGAATTACATTTGGATTGTTAACCCTTAACAGTTCTTTTACCTGCTTTGCTCTTCTGCTAGGTTTAGGAAACGCACCCATACTATGTGCCTCATCTAAGATTACTAAATCAAAATCATTAGTTTCAATCTTATGTAAGGATTCATAATTAATTATAGTAATGTCATAGTCAGGTTTCAACGCAAGGTAATCATCATTGATACTACTAAGTGCTTTCTTTTTTGAAACAAACAGTACACTTTTTTTATTCATTAATCTTGCTATACCTAAGCTTGTTAGTGTCTTACCTGTTCTTACTTCCATTGTTAGGTACAGAAAATTATTTAATATTAATATCTCTGAACCTTTTACTATAATCTTTTTTTGATAATCCCTGAACTTTATTTCTGTATCGTTTTCCATTTTTATTTTATAATATTCTAAACTTTTCAAGGCTCTCTCCTCTATCGCATAATCGTTTTCATATACTCTTTTGTCTACAAACTTTGCGTTCTTTCCCCTTCCTTGTTTTACCTTTTTAGTTTTGAATACTATATCATAAAACAATTTACATTGTTTATACATTTGTTCGTTGGAATATCCAAGGGTTCTTTCTACTACCCCTGTTCCTTTATATATGTTTTTATGGCTATACATTTTTCATAATCCTCTACCTCAATGAAGTACTTTAATATGTTATTTATTTCTTTTTTATTTGGAACTCTCTTTGCAATGTTGTGTGCAAAGTATGGATACCTACCATCTATAATTTCTTCCCAATCATAACCAAGGATTATAATATTAAAGGAGTTCACCATAGCATAGTGTAAGGTTTGTTCTGTCATAGTTCCAAGTTCGCTTGTGTTTCTGCTTCGTGCTTGGGTCTAATTCTAATCCATCTTCCTGACATATCTCTTCCTTCCTCAGGTTTTATTCCTGTAAGGTGAGTACCATAAGCTACAAGCCATCTGTAAAATCTAGTTCTACTAATAGTCATCTTAGCTTTTGGACCATAGTCAGGATACTCAGATATAAATTCAAAGTATAAGTCTTGCTTTATTAACCTTTCATTTATTTTAATAATTTCATTTTTCTTATGACCTTGTACTAGTCCACACCACTCAATAAAGTCGTGTGAAGTTTCTGCTGACAACTGTCTAATTTGTAGGTTGACAAACTTACTCTTAACTAAACCTGTACTCAGGTAATCTTGCAAACAAGAAGTCATAAAGTTGTCAAACAAACACCATTCATCTTCATCCCATTCAGCAAAGAAGTGTTTACCGAACTCATCCATTGGTGTATATGTTTTGGTATAGTATTGGTGAAGTTCAATCTCCCATTTTCTACGAGCAAAAGAATTACCTGAACCTTTTATTGCATAGTTAGTTGTGATTCCAATCTTAGGTGACTTACTAAATGGTATCTTGATAGCATCTTTGTTTTTCTTTTCAAGAGTTAACCCTTCAGTTACCACACTAAACAATCTCTCAAAGTCAAAGTGTTTCTTCACATCATCAAAGCATAGTATCTGAGTATCTGCAGAAACTAATTGATATGGAAATGATTTCTCAAAAGCAAAAGCTTTACCATCTATGACTACTAACTTTTTCATTTGACTAAGTGCATTCATAAACAAGCCTTTACCTGTACCACCTTCAGGATTATCAGATATAACCTCATCATTTAAAATAACTGCAGGGCAATAGCTTAGGTTTTTGTAACCGTGCATCATAAATCCTATGGTAGATTCAAGGGTTTTAATTCTTGCCTCATCATTACCACATATGTTGCCTATAAATTTTGAGAAGTCACATTGATGTTCATCACATACTTTAAACTTTCTATTTATAATATGGTCTTTCCAAACGTATCCACCTAAATCTAAATAGTCTATCGGTTCTATTAAATCTTTAGATATTCTTACTGCACAGTTTTGATAATATAAGTAAGCCGAATCCTTAGAGTCCTCAATGAAGTAAATATCTATAGTTGATAGTAGGGTAAGGAACTCCTCACGAAAGTACCTAACGTGGTCTGCAAAGTGATTGTATATACTTAAATCATCAACCTCTTGTAGGTAGTTTAATATAAAGTCTTTGATTTCTTTTTCAGAAGTATGGTCAATAAGATTATTGGTAACCTTTACAAACACATAGTTCTTACCTCCTTCAGGACAGTACTTGTAAAATCCATTCTCTTCTAAGAATTTCTTAAAAGAAAAATGTATAATCTTTATAGTTCCTTTCTCATTCTTTTCCCAAAAGGTTTGTTTAGATTGTTCCTTTTCAATCCTAGATATGACAGATGTAATAGCTTCGCCATCAACCCCTGCCTCGTTTAGTTGGTGACGTATTTCTTTTTTTGATACACCCCTCCTTATTTTATCTTTTATTGATTGAACCTTTTCATCATCCTCATAATACTTTGTATTAAAGTTCTGAGTATTAGCATAAGCTGAATCAATTGTTCTTGTAATCTCAGCCTGATTAAATGATTTGGTAGCATAGTTATTTAATACATAACCTGCTAAAGATTTGTTTATTCCATAATCATTAAAAGCCATAGCAAGAACAAAACAGTTTTGGTTTCTTTGTCCCTCAACCATAGGATATTTTTTTGCCCACCACTTTACTAGAATATCCACCACTTTATTCTCATCTGTGATTGGTATGGTTGGTGGGTCTTGATATGAATCAACTTCATTGTATTCTTTTTCTGATATGGTATCCCATAGTTTTGAGTTCTCGTTTGTATAAATTAATGGGTCATAAGATTCGTAACATACTCTTGATACATTCTTACACATCTTATCAAAGTATGGTGAGTCAAAGTATTTTTCTAATGAGTTGAAGTAGTTAACGTGATTGTCAGGGTTGGCAGGTATCTTTACTAATACTTTTAATCCATTACCTGATGGTGATATGAATACAGAATACACATAAGAATCCTTTGTAAGTTTTTCTTTATGTTCTAATAGTAACTTTTGTTTTTCGTATCCATCAAAGTCTAAGCATATTAGACCTGAATGCTCAACCAATGCTGAGTCTTTTCTTTTATTGAATACACCTGAGAAACATAAGGCAGGTAGTTTTTTCTTGAGTTCGTTTCTTTCGTTTTTATCTTTGGTAGTCCGAATGTTCTTCACCAATTTTTTAGATGAACCATTCTTTATTCTCTCAAGTATAACACCTACTTCTCTATGGAAAGGTGTATCAGTTTCTTTAATGTTTTGAAAGATTGTAACTTTTGATGTCATTTTTATGTCGGTTTTATGTCGATTTTGATTTTGTAACTTATTGATTATCAGTCTTATGTCGATTATGCTGATTTTTTTCTCGTAATACAGGAAGAAAAAAAATTATATAAAGTATTATATAGATTTATATATTAACATAATTATTGACATTGCTTGAGTAAAAAAAGGGGAAGGTAAATCCTTCCCCAATTCACACACAAAACAATTATTAAAATGGTAAGTCTTCACCACTAGATGTATCTGCTTGAACAGGTTCAGCTTTTGGTTCTGACTTTGGTTTTGCTACCCAAGTATCCAACTCGCAATAGTAGTTTCCTCCTTTTGCTTGTTTAATATCTAGGTTTACCCAACCATTTTTTGCGTTAGCTTTTACAAAAGCTATAGCTTCATCCATCTTGATGGACATTTTACCCACCACAAATTCGGGTGCGTTGTCGTTTCTCTTAAATGAGAAACCATCTGCAAAGATTTTTTCTTCTGCCATTTTTACTTGATTTTAATTTTTTGCTCCAATTGATTTAATAAATCTGAGATTAGGAAATCCTTTTCTCTACGAGTCTTACAGTTCATTGGAACTTGAAACCATAACACTTGTCTTTTAGTTACCTTATTAAAGAATCTCTTCAACATAGTATTCATTTATATCATACTTAGGATTATCTCCAAAGAAATTCTTATACACTTCTAATGCCTTGATTACTTTTTGTTCACCTCTATCAATGAAGTCTTGTGATGGCTTAAATATACCTAGTTGCTTAGATGTTTTATCAACCACATAAAATACTAATGGCTTACCAAACAACTGCTGATATATAAAACATTGACTGTCGTAATTATATTTTCGTGCTGACCACTTAAAATCTGAGATTGAACCTGTCGTTTTCAAATCAATTAATTGATTAGGACAAACAATATCTGCCTTTCCTTTCCAAGTAAAACCGTGTATTTCTTTTACTGCAGGTACTTCATATTCACTACCTTCTTCTCTGATACCTTCAAAGAATGGAAGGTTACCCATCATAGCTTGAACACACTCTTCAATTTCAATACCTTCTTTACGAAGCATAATGATTCCATTAGTTGCCTGTTCTTTATATGCTTTAGTATTTCTAGATGATACTTCTATGAACTTAGTTTCTTTTGCTTTCTCAGGCTCAAGAATAAGCTGATGAAAGTATCTACCTTTATGAAAGTTTACGTTATCATCCTGAGGTTGTCTAAACTCTCTAGGATTATTTAATAGAGTTCCAATATCAGAGTTTGATAAATACTGCTTACCAAAACTACCGTAATATTGAACATCATCTTTTAGTTTTTCTATTACTTCTTTCATTTGATAAGATTTTTAATTTCATTCTTAACACCTGCACTAAGAGTATACTTAGTTCCTATCTTATCACAAAGTTTCTTGTAGCCAAGTGCTTTGTTTTCTGTACAGAACTTAGCCATTGCATCCCACTTAGCATCACCAACTTCTAATGTTGGCTTATCGTTTGATGATGTAGTCTTTACAACCTTATCATCTTCCATTGGCATATCCTCACCTGCGTAAATATAAATACCTAGACCAAACATTGCTAAGTTTTTAGTAAGACATCTCATAATAGTTTTATTGATGTCTGTTGTAGTTGCTTGTGCAACTTGCTTCTCACCATACCTTGTAGTATAAGAATACATTTGCTTTTTCATTGCTTGATTCTTACTATCCATTACAGGTAACCACATTGATAATGTTTCTCCTTCAATTGTTACTTGTGTGTGGCACATAAAACCTATAGCATCATCATACTCTGTGTCTAAGATTTCATATCTAGCATCAGGACAATGCTTCTTAGTTTCTGCCCAAGCATATGCCCAAGACAAGTAGGTTAGATTGTTTTTCTTCTCAACATATTTGTTTACGTTGACTGCAGATAATTTTTCAAAGGTTGTCTGCTTCCTCTTTGTTGTTGTTGACTTCGTTGCCATTTTGATTTAAATTTAATTGATTAAACTTCTGATTAATTTCTGTGTACTGATTCATTATCCTAGTCCGTTGACCTTTCAAGGATTTTATCTGCTTCTCTGATTTATTACCGTTCATTACTCTATGAATTTTCTGTTCAATAAGAATAAGTTTTGAACGATAGTTAGACAAAGCTACAACATAAACTCCAATTCTCCAACCTTTATCTAAAAAAACCTCCAACTGATTGTGGGGTAGTTCTCTGTAATAATCGCCACCAACCATAGTATTTAATAGTTGAATAGATTTGGTTTCATTGTCACGAACTATCTTAATTCCATAGACCATCCTAGACTCATATCCATCACCATCTAAAGTAACGGCATAGTCATCAAGTTTAGACTGCTGAAATACTTGTTCGAGGCTATGCTTCATTCGTGATAGACTCTAAAGTTTCTATGTAATCTTTATCGGTTAACAGTTTATCTTTTACTTGTGCGATTCCGTGATGAATTGAACTATGATTTATTTCGTAACCATTCTCTGCCATATACTCTTGTATATATACTAATCGCATAGGTCTTTCAGAACATAAGTAATAAAGTAACTGCCTTGCATCTACTACATCTCTTCGTTTTGTTTTAGTAAAAAGCATTTCCTTTTCTATTCCAAAGATGTAGCAGACTTTGTCTACATAAACATTAAAAATTTTCGTCTTCATTTGATTTTGATTTTACATCTTTGACTCCAAAGATTTCTCCCCAAGCCTCAAAGATTTCATTTAACACTTCACGTTGCGAAGCAGAAACTGATTCAATTTCTTTTGCCTCATAAGTCTGCATTAATTCTTCCTGCAGAACTTCTCTTTCACGAATCTCCGTGAAAACTTTTTTTGATTTTGACATATAATTTAATTTAATTGATTGACTGCAAATATAATTTATTTCTTATTCTTTTCCAAATTTTGTGCAATTTCTTTTTTGTCTTGCACTCTATATAAAATAAGATAACCTATTAAATCTAGCAGAGTATCTTCTGTCTTGTCGTTCAGACCTACAGTTTTTATCCTGCTTAATTTGTCATCTATCCTAGCTAATATACCCTCCTTTGCTGAGAGTTTGGAAAATATTTTTGGTGGTTTATTAGCAGTATCACCATAGGCTTTGTTCTTTTCTAGTAATAACATCACTACTTCTCTGCCAACTTCCTTGATTAATTCTTCTGTACTTTTCATATTAATAAGAACTATCAAAGATTACTTCACACATATGTTTTTCTAATGATGCTAGTGACTTCATAGTTTTTGAATTGTCATCACCATTATCCCAACAATGTTTCTTTTCTTTCCCATCCTTAATTACTTGGATGAACATCCCACCTAAGTATGTATATATTTCAATACAATCTTTATGTAGTGATGGTGGGTTAGCAAACCTTTCAAGGAACTCATCCCTCTTTAGTTTGATTCTTGTGGTTTTGTATTCTTTAGCACCATAAGTATTGTTATCGTATGCTTGTTGAATTTTTTGAATGGCTTCTTTATTATCAGAGCCTTTGTCTAGTTTTAGTGAAAGCAAATGTTCACGTTGAATGTGCAATAAATTTTTCATTTAATTGTGTTTTTAATTTATACTAAAATAATAATTTAATTAGACTTAACCTAATTAATATCAGCCATTTTCACATACCAATATCCATTGATAAGTTCTTTGTCTGTATCCTTCCAAGAGTTCTTTGGTTTATATTCTTTTGGAAGATGTCCCACCTCAATACATATTCTACAACCCTGTTTAATTAGAGTTGGTATCATATCGGTATCCTCAATCAAGTAGTCAACATCATCAGGATTAACTGCGTACAATTCGTGTGCTTGATTTAGTTCTAGTGTAGTCATTGATGACTTACATCTTTTGGTTACATCTAACCAAACGAATTTATCTTTCTTTGTTATATATATTTTACTCATCTTCTTCAAGTTTATCTGCGTATTCACAGGCTTCATTATATATATTAGGCTTAATGTCTTGAATATAATCAGCAAAATTATTCAACCATTCGGTTTCATCTTTCTTACATTCTTCACATTCAATTTCTTCAAGGTGATTAATTAATCTATTCAATCCATCACAGATTCCTTTATACTCTGCACTTGAATGACTATCATTCACCCAAGAATCATCTGACTTTATATCAAATGCTATGCTTTTAAGTTGCTTAATTGTTATCATATTACATTGCTTTTTTTGTTGAGCCAATAAACATCTGAGAGTTTATATCGTAACAGGTTGGACATTCATCTATATCTCTTTGTTCAGAGTAAACATATTGATTGGTATACTCGCCACAACTACCACAAATATATTTGTTTTGTAGCATATTAACATCAATTAATTCTCCATCCCATTCAAACTCTGAATCACCAAGATTTAAGTACCACTTTTTTTGTCTTTGAAATATAACACTATCATAGTGTATTAGTATTGCGTTTAATCTTGATTTAGTTGTCTTAGTTTTCCAACCACAATTTGTGATTGATAAAATTTTATCAGGACAATTATATCTATATGCTATTTCATTTCCGAATAGCTTTAATACAGTTACGTTAGGCAGTACCACAACCTCTGTATTACTTGTCTTGAACTTTCTAGCTTCCATAAAAGCCTTGGCACTTTCAATATCTATTTTTTTCATTGAATTGATTTTTTATATTTATTATTAAATTTATTTACATACTCCTCAGCTTCAGCTTCTGTGCTGAAGTATGACCAATCGTGACCACTCTCACAGAACTCTCCGTTCTCGTGGTATACATCAAGACATACTCCGTATGGTGTTTCTCCATACTGTGGACAACCCACCATATCAAAGTCAGGAACTCTAACTGCCTTGTAATAAAACTTTTCTCCTAGACTTATAACCTTTACGTTCTTCATTCCTTCTGCGTATTTCTCAGCATCATTGAAGGATGTAAAGTAGATTCTATTCTTATCAAATAACTGCTCTGAGATTTCATCCCAACACGACCACACAATTGTGTTGTCTTCAATTACCCAATAGTCATCTCCTTCTTTGAAAGGATAGCCACCTTCATAAAATACTTCATCAAGCATATAGCTTTTTGTTCTCTCTATATATTTAATAAAGTTATCGCAATGTTTAAGGTCGTTAAACTCTTTAGTCATTGACCAAGTCCCACGGCTATTGCCGTAGGATGGTCTACCTGTTTGAAATTCTAATGTGACTTTATAACTCATAATATATCTACTTGCGTTCTTATATCAATGTACTCGTAGTATTCTCCTGTTGCTGAATGAATAGCTTCATCTTCACCAATGGCTACAATAAAACCTTCACACTCTTCTACAAAATTTGTGATAGCATCAACATCTTTGTATCCTTCATACCACTTGAGCCAATCACCCATATAGATATACATTCCCTCATCAGAATTTCTTTTGACAGGTTTGAATAAATCTAGAAAGGTTGAGGTGGATTTGTGTGTTGTTCCATACTCCCACTCAAAACTTTCTAACTCTTTACCTTTTGTTGGTGGAACTCCAACGTAAACTTGACTTCTATATCCCATAATTAAAGTTCTTTAGATTTTAACACTTCTAACAATAAACTAGCTGATGCATAGATTAAGAAACCTACAAACAAACTAACAATAGTAAAGGACACAACACTTGCTACAGACAAGGTTATATCATTCGTTAAAATGTGAATTAATAATCGGACTATCATTGTCCACACGAACAATGAGGTTAAAGTCATTAGACTCTTTTGAATAATTAAAATTGATTTTTTCATTTGATTTAATTTAATTAATAATTGTTTTCACCACCAAAAGCCGACCACTATCTCAAGGTCAGCTTGGTGGGGATGCTAGGTCACCCACAATGAATTATTAATTATTACCTAGTGTTTCTTAATAACTTGGTACAAATATAGTCTAAATCTTTTACAATTCCAAATTTATTTGATTCATTTTATTTTCTATCCTCTGCCAATATTCTAACGTGGCTTTCTTTTTGTGACCACGACCACCACCATTCCATTTTCTTGCAACGACTTCACAATACTCTCTAAATGATATACCGATACAACAGTAAACTTCTTCAGCCATTATTTCAAACATATCAATTGACTTTTGTCTGTCCCATCTATCTTCCAAAGTAAATCTTAAATCAGACTTATGCTTTCTTAAAACTCTGTTTACTTCTCTAACCATAATCGGTCTGATTTGTAAAACTCCTACTGCATTTTCTTCAGGATTATATGCTGAGTCTTGACCTCTGCTTTCTACCCATATTATAGTTTCTAAAAAGTCATCCCAATTCAGAGTCCTGTATTTAATTATAGGTATGGTATCCTTTGTTTGCTCTAGACTATCTACGACTTGTTCTATGATTTGTTTCTGCTCACTCACAGGGGTATGGTCTTTCAATCCGAAAGCCATACCAATCCCTAGAGTTACAGGAACTCCAAGGATTAGTTTAGCTACTACTGTCTTCATACTTTTCCTTTTTGATTATTAAATCTGTCTGCCCAACCTTCCCAATTGTCATAGGTTAATTTTTGTGTGTCGATAACCTTATCTAATTTAAGCAGAGTATCTCCATAGTCACATACATAAAAATGTAAGGTACTTCCTGATTTAAACACTAAGTCTATCTTTCTGAAGGTGTGGTCATATCTTGTATAACCTTTCTTTACAGTTGCTTTTGGATACTTCTCTTGCAACAACTCCTTAGCCTTGTTAAATGCTTGTCTTTGTTTGATGTATGCATCAAAGTTCCATTGGCTTTCTTTGTTTACCTCAGCAACCTTTTTAAGTAATCCTTTGGCTGAGTATTGTCTTTCACTACCAACAATTGAATAGCTAGTATACTTGCCGTTCTTAGAACTTCTCCAACCACTACCATAAGCATCAGTAGGTGAAGTCCATACCCATTTTAAATATGGTGTTTCAACATCATAACTATTCTTGTACTTGAGGAATTTAACTTTAACATAAACATCTTCACTATGAACAGTAATAATATACTTAGTGTCACCTATTATAAAACTATGTTCTGTTTCTCTCCAATCTTTTTCTAGCTTTAGATTATCACCCTCAGTCCAACCTGCATTAACAAATTCTTGATATTTAAGGTCTTGTTCTTGGTTAATCTTTTTACCTGACTCAGCTATTTCTTTTATAGTTTTAAGATTGTTGTTGGTATCCAATGGCTCTATGTCTACCCATTTCTCTTTGAACTCATCAGTAACCTCTTCTTGTTCATATGAATTATTGAAGTCTATTTTAACAGTCTTCAATGAGTCCTCAATGCGTTTGATTAGGTTATTGATTTGCCACTTACTTTGCCATCCTAAAACATTATCATTGGTTTCAAAATCACCATAGAAAAACTTATTGGTAAACTCTTGACCTTCACCTTCAGTAACATCTTGAAAGACTGCCACCTCAAATGAGATATAATAACCTGCTCTACAAGGCTTGTAGAAACTCTCCTTACCTGCAGTTGAATACAGACCTTCACCTGCTACAACTGATAGTTCATATTGACCAATGGTCAACGTACCTTGAACACCCTGCTCACCAAGAGCAGAATGGTTTTTCCAATCTATATCTTGGAATGTTAAATTTGATTTTGTCATTTTAAATTGATTTAATTAATAATTGTTATCTACCACCAAATCCCCACTCCGTTGCTGAAGTGAGGTTGGTGTTGGTGTCGGTTAAGACTACTGCTGAAGGTAGTCTACAACCTTGGTTGCTTGTTGCATAGCAAACACACATTCGCTAGGCTTATCTTTAAGACTCTTGCACCACCCTTTGATATAGGCTTGAGAGTTAACTTCATTGTCCTGTGGATTAAGTCCTAACAGACCGACTAAGTACCAAGAACTAATCTCAGCAACTAACTCTTCCTTAGCATAGGTATTGTCACCCCAATGTGAAATCTCAGTCATTGACTTACGATTCAATCTTGACTTGTGACCTGTACTATGTGCTAACTCGTGAAACAAAGTCTTGTAGTAGCTATCAGCATCAACAAATGTTTCTAGCATTGGCATATTAACTATATCTCTAGTAGGTGAGTAGTATGCAGAGTTCTCTCTGTGCATAATCTTAAATCCGTTTTGCTTTTCTACATAGCTTTTTACTAGAGCCTCAGCAACTTCATTAGGCTCATTAACTACATCAGTTACAACCTCTTCTTTAACCATTGGCTCAATGCCTTCAGTCTGTGCTACGTTGAACACTTTGTAAAACCTTACAGAAAATGTTTTTCTGTATCTATCCTTACCTTCAAATTGCTCTGAAACATTAATAGTCTTGATAAGTTTAGCAGGAACAAATTTACCTGTCTTGTTGTCGAAGTAACCTATCTGCCAAAAGTAAACTTCTGTTGACTTGCTACCTTTGATAACCTTGCCACCCTTCTCAGAGATTTGCTTAAAGGTCATCCATTGGTTATGCTCGTAACCTTCGCTTCTCATTACAAAGTTCAACATAAAGATGTTAAACCCGTTGTAATATCTCTTAGTGTGCAGGTTAAAAGGTGCGTTCTCTTGTCCACCTTTCCAAGGCTTGAACCATTGCATACCTTCCTTGGTTAGTCCCTCGATTACTAGGTCATTAATCCTAGAGTAAATGTCATTTTGATTTTTCATTTGATATATATTTAATTAATAATTCAGGTACAAATTTAGTCTAATTCTTTTAACTACCAAACATTTTTTTAGTTTTTTTTCATTTTAGTTTTAAACTCGCTGAGTATCAGTAAGTTACATCAGTCTAAATTACGTTGAATTGTTTACCCAATCTTACAACCCTGCTGAGGCTACCTTCAATCTCTCTCTGTTTGATTGAAGTTTAGTTGGGGATGTGGGGGTGTGGGGGTAGGGGAAGGTCAGATAAGGACAGGATAACGACAGATGAAAGGACTGCAGGTAGGCAGTCCTGTCAACATCACAATAGCTAACAGGTTAGCAGTACTACCCTGCTAGAAAAAAGCTAAAAAAGTCCAACGGCAGATTTCAAAATCAAATTGTCAGACAAAAAAAATATCACTTTCGGATAGGGGGTACATTGCGTACAACGTCATATAACCTAAATACTATAGACATCTAAAAAATTTTTGTATCTTTGTTCAAAAGCAATAGATATGAAAATGAATATGAAATTTCAAAGTATGGGTGGATTAAGAGTTGAGAAAGGTAGACTCATTAATGACAGACCCGATGGTATCTCAGGAATAGAACAAGCAGCTATGCTACGCAAGTCTATGCGAAGAGCAAAGAAAGTAGATATGTATGCAGACGGTATTGACCTTGCAGAAGGTCGAAAGAACTTCTACAGAATGTAGTTGATTTTGATTTGATTGATTGGAAGGAGAGGAACTTAGTGTTCCTCTTTTTTTTTGTACACCTACTAGGACTCGAACCTAGACTCTACTGCTTAGAAGGCAGTTGCTTTATCCAATTAAGCTATAGGTGCATATGTCAATATTAATATTATTTTTTTTACTTATGTCGTTTCTATGACAATTATATGTCGATTATTAAAAGCTAACTTATTGATAATCAATACTATGTCGATTATGTCGATTTTAAATCCAAAATTACAAGGGTTAATTTTATTTCTACTACTACTACTACTACTACTATATAGAGAACAATAAAACGGAATTAGACGAAAGTTAAACATAAAGAGTGATAGTGCTAAGATAAAATAAATTCGTATCTTTGACTAAATTAAATTTATTATAATATGTCAGAACTAGGATACACCCCTAAGAATCTATTGTTCGACCAAGAGGGCAGAGATAAGCTTTTCAAAGGAATCGAAAAAATAGCCAAAGCAGTTAAGTCCACACTTGGACCATCAGGTCAAACTGTATTAATAGAATCACCACAACACACACACGGAATAACAGTCACCAAAGATGGAGTGACAGTTGCTAAGTCTGTTTCGTTGCTAGACCCAACAGAACACTTAGCAGTTCGTATTATGAAAGAGGCTGCAGAACGTACTGCATCTAATGCCGGTGATGGAACTACAACTGCAATTGTTTTAACTGAAGCATTAGTTGAAGCAGGAACAGAGTATATTAAAGAAAACAAAACTCAAGTCTTGAGAGATTTGGTAGAGGATACCAATCTGATTGTTTCTAACCTGAAGGCTAAAGCCAAGAAAGTTTCTACTAAGGTGTTGAAAGACGTAGCCACAATATCAGCAAATAATGATGAGGTGCTCGGTTCTATTATTGCTGAGGTTTATAAGAAGGTAGGAAAGCACGGTATCGTAGCAGTTGACAAATCTGAAACTTCAGAAACATATTATGATTATACAAATGGATTAAAAGTAGACAGAGGATACCTAAGTCCATTGTTTGTAAACAACCAAAAGAAAGATGAATGTATATTGGAAGACTGTCACATATTAGTTAGTGATGCTCCAATAGAAAACATTTTAAATATAGAAGCAGTTTTAAAACCTGTTATACAGGAAAACAAAAAGCTTTTAATTATTGCACCAACGTCTACTAACGTAGTCAATACTCTTGCAGCTAATGTAATGAAGAACAGTCTAAAGATTTGTGTGGTTCCTCCACCAAACTTTGGATACAAGCAACACGAACTAATGCAAGATATTGCAGTTAGTGTGGGTGCTACTTACTTTAGTGAGAAGACAGGAGATGATTTGTCATTGATGACAGTAAACGATTTGGGTCATTGCTCCAAGGTGATAGTTGGTCGTGACTCATCTGTCATCATAAAAAATACCAAAGATTCAGAAGAAATTAAAAATAGAATTAAGGAACTTCAAGATGCTCATAAAAATGCAACTAAAAAAGAAGACAAGGAATTTATACTTAGCAGGATTGCCTCTCTCAAAGGTGGTGTAGGGGTCATCTTTGTCGGGGGTAACACAGATTTGGAACAGAAGGAACTGTATGACCGTGTTGATGATGCAGTCTGTGCAGTACGTTCAGCCTTAGAAGAAGGTATTATTCCCGGAGGTGGTCTTGCTTTATTAAGAGAATCAATGGAGTTGGATGATTCTACGGTATCTAAACAAATTCTAAAACAAGCTTTACAATCTCCATTAAAACAAATTTGGAAAAATGCAGGTAAAGATTATGAAGGATACGAATTTAAAATAACCGACCCTGCTAACGCAGGGTATGACGTAAAGAATGATGAGTATGGTGATATGTATGAGATGGGTATTATAGACCCATTGAAAGTTACAAGGTCAGCACTTCAGAATGCAGTATCGGTTGCAATAACATTGCTATCAACTAATGCTATTATAACAATGGCACGAACTTATGAAGATAATAATTAATTTAATACTAATACAATGCCAATAGATAATCAAATATTTCACCACTTCCGAATGAAGGAAGAAGAAATTCAAAAAGCTATTAGACTTTTAAAGAAAGAAGGTTACTACGTTAAGAACCTCAACCAAACCGAAAGCGAAAAATATTATGAAGCCAATAGGAAAGTACATACTACTGACTCCGGTAAAGGAAGAGGTTAAAACAGAATCAGGTATTTTATTGTCTGCAGACGATGTAGATAATATTAGATACAGGAAAGGAACTGTTAATGCATCAGGTACTGATGTAAATAATATAGAACCAAACGACACCATCTATTATGATTCTCGTGCAGGATACTCTATGATGATTCAGGATATTTTATATACTGTAATTACTGAGAGAGATGTTGTTGTTGTCGAATAGACTTGTTTAGTTTTTTAATGTAGTTCCTATAAACCTTATCATTATAGGAAACATTTTTTAGAAATAGAGGGTTAGAAGATTTACTTTCAGGTATCTCTTCACCCTCTAGTTTTTTATATATAGAGGTAACTACCCTCTGTGCTTTATATGATAATTGGTATAATGCTTTCCGTTTACCTTTACGTTTCCTAAAAGAATCTATCCAACCTTCTTTGCGAAGATTCTCAAATCTATTTTTATCCCAACTAACAAGTTCATTGAACTCGTCAAAGTCATCTTTTGAAAAATATTTTTCGGAACGAAGAAACAGTATAATGTCTAAATCAGCTTGGCTTAATCCATACTTAGCCTTGATGAAATAACGAACTACCCTCCAATATTTAAGGTAATCAACCATTGAATTAAATTTAATATCTTTGTAGCAAAGATACATTTATTATGGATAAAGGAGGTAATACTAAAACTACAACTAAAAAAGAAAATAAAGTATACAAAAAAGGTGATGCTAAAAAAAATACCACACCTGACCTAAGTACTTTTAAACCTAAGGATGTTGCAGTTTGGAAAAAGAAAGAAGGTGGTGAAAGAAAAGTTTCATCAGGTGGTAATCTAACATTTGGTGGTGCTCATTTGAAAGGTAGTAAAATGAGATTACACAGAAAGAAAAACAATAGAAGTACTAGAGGCTAATGGCACGAAAAGCAAATGTATCTACTTACGTTAAAACAAAACGTAAATCTCATTCTCATAATAAGAATGCTAGTAAAGGTCAAGTAAAGTACAAAAAAAAATATAGAGGACAAGGAAGGTAATGCCAAAAGATGCGTGTTATAGAAAGGTAATGAGAAGCTACGGCAAGTGGTCGGCTAGAGCAGCACAGGCTACTGCAAAGTGTAGGAAAAAGAAAGGTAAAGTAAAAAAATCTGAAGCCGGTTCTAATCTCAAACGATGGGGAAAAGAAAAATGGGTAGATACTAGAACAGGCAAACCTTGTGGAACAGGTGGTAGAAGTGAATACTGTAGACCATCTAAAAGAGTTTCTAAAAAAACTCCGGTTACTAAATCGGAAATGTCTAGAAGTAAATTAGCTTCTAAACAAAGAGAGAAAGCTAGAATAGGTAAGCAAGGTGCAGGAGGAAGAAAAGTAAGTGCAGTTCGTAAAAGAACTAGAAGGGCATAGTGGATGAAGGATTACTCATAGCATTGTTGTCTGCTTTTGGTGTAAAAGAGATTTGGTCTATAATCAAAAAGAAGATGGACCAAAATGAAAGAGAGGGAGATAAGCTTGACCAATTATCTTTAAAGATAATTACAGAGTTAAAAGACAAGATTGATTCTTTAGAATTAAAGATTGAAGAACTAATTATAGAAAACACCAATCTTAAAATTAAGGTTGCGAAAATGGAAGAAAGGTTAATTAAAAGTGCAGCACACAGTAGAAAAAGAAAATAGAAGTGATAGATGGTTAATTGACCAATACAACCGAAATAGACTGCCTAAAGATTGGGTAGCTACAATTAAAGATATAAAAACTAATAATAAATATTATGCCAACAGGAAGAACCAAAGCACAAAGAGTAGCAGGAAGAACTAAAAAGTCAGAAGCTACACAAAACCTAAGAAATAAAAAAAGAGCAGTTAGGTTAAAGAAGAAAGAAGCCAAAGGCAAAAGACAAGTTCGTGCCGGAGAAATTTTAAATAAACCGGGACTATCTGCAAGAGGTCAAGCTAAAATTGATAAAAGCAAAGCTGCAGTAAAAGCAGGACCAAAGAGAACTGTAAAGGTTGAGCAAAGTGGTGAGAAAGCTAAGAAGACTGTTACTACAAAAAGAAAAGGAATTACTAAAACTAAAACTACCACCTTTAATACTAAGACAGGTAGAAAAACAAATGTTGATGTAAAGAAATCAGGTTCAAGACCTGCACCAAGAAAAAAAGCAGACAAAGTAAAAAGAACAAAAGAAAATACTGTAAAAGGTAAAACTAAAGTTCAAAGTGCTTTAGCTAAACTTAAAAGCCTTACTAAGAAAAATAAAAAGTAGTGGCAGTAAGTAAAAAAAATATGAAGTGCAATGTCGTTAGACCAAGTACAAGACCGGGTAAAAAGAAAATGGTTAAGGCTTGTGAGAACGGAAGAGAGAAGTTAATTCACTTTGGAGCAAAAGGATATGGGCATAATTATTCTTCTAAAGCGAGAAAATCTTTTAAGGCAAGACATAAATGTGGAACTGCTAAATCAAAACTAACTGCTAGGTATTGGAGTTGTAAAAAACTTTGGGCAGGTAAGGGTGGAAGCACTAAGTCCTCACCAAAAAATAGGCAAGGAAAATATTAGTATATTTGTAAAATAAATTTAGAACAATGGCATACGGTAAAAAAGTACATACTAGAAAGAAAGCAGGAGGCTTAGGGTCAAAAAGAAAAATGGCTAAAGGTGGACTGATTAGAAAGAAAACAAATTCCCCTGTAAAAAATGCTGTATCGTCAGTAGGTAAGGGTGTAAAGAAAGTTGCTAAGAAAGTTGGAACAACTGTAAAGAAAGCAACTACTAAAAAACCAAAGGCAAGTAAGTATGGTTCTTCAAAGAACCCAAGATTTTTATAATTAATTAATAATAATAATATGAAAAAGCAAGGTTATAATTCAAGACTCGATGAGTCAATGGGAATGAGAAATGGAAAAAAATCTCAGTCTATGAAATCAAGAAGAGATGAATCTAAAGGTATGGAAAAAGCTTATGGCAAGAAAGCATATTCAGGAAACAAATCTTCAGCACAAGGATGCTACCATTCAAACAATCTAAAAGTAACAAAGCACAACTTCTAAGATGGGTAAGTTATTTGTAAGGTTAGGAATGTGGATGCAAAAGGTTTGGTGTAAACTTTGTTGCAAATGGAATTGGCTAGTTTCAAAATTAATCATTGATGTAAACGAATGTCCTGTTGCACAATGTATGTGTAAAAAATAATCAAAATGAAATCAAAAGGATTAGGAGATAGTATAGAAAAAATAACAACTGCAACCGGAATCAAAAAAATTGTTGAGGCAGGAGCCAAAGCATTAAAAAAAGACTGTGGGTGTGGAGCAAGGAAAAAAATATTAAACGAAAAATTTCCTTATAAAAAATAATAATTATGGCACACAACATTTTACAAGGCTATGAAGCTTTAGAAGTAATCGTATCTGATAACTGTAATATACCTTATACAAATATAGTATCTCAAGGGGTTAGTGATTCAGTAAGTACTGATAAACTAATTGCAACATCTGCAACTGCATTTGTTAAAGATAGAGTAAGAGAATTAGATATAGTTTATAATACTACGACAGGAGAAGCAGCTACTGTAATCCTTGTTGTGGATGAAACGACACTTGTCTTAAACGCAGATATTTTTAAAAACGTAGGAGGTACTGAAAACTTTATAGTTTATAAAGCAAACCCTGTTGATGGTAGTTATCCAAATGCAAATAACGGTTGTGTATTGTATGTTGGTGTGAGTGGAAATTTAAAAGTTGATACTATATCAGGTTCAACTGTAACATTTCAAAATGTTCCTGTAGGATTCTTTCCTGTACAAGTAAAGAAAGTTTATGGAACAGGTACTGATGCAAAAGAAATCATAGCACTTTGGGGATAATGAAAATAACAATCGGCATAACAATCAAAATATGAAAATTAATAGCTATTGGACTATATCATCTACATTGGGTGATGACGTAACGATAATGTATAACTACATTAGTAATGATAAATAATTGGATGGGTGACATAAAAATGTACTTATTGAATATAGGTACTTTTGCGATTTCGATGTCGCATATAGATATGATATTAAAGATTACTTTGCTTTTCCTCTCAGTTGGATACACGGCTCAAAGATGGTACTTACTAAACAAGGAGTCTAAAAAAAAGAATGAAGATTGATAAACTCATAGTACATTGCTCTGCAACTCGTGAAGGTCAACACATCACAATAGATACAATAAGAGATTGGCACGTTAACGGAAGAGGATGGAGAGATGTGGGATACCACTACATCGTGTATTTAGACGGTACAATTAAAAAAGGAAGAGAAGATAATGTTCCCGGTGCTCATTGTAAACAGTACAATAAAAGCAGTTTGGGAATTTGTTATATCGGGGGTGTTGAGTCTGACGGAAAGACTCCAAAAGATACTAGAACTCAAGAACAAGTGGACAGTCTTGAGTCCTTATTACTAACTTTAAAAGCCATACATACTGATAGTGTAGTGCACGGTCATAGAGATTTTGCTAATAAAGCTTGTCCAAGTTTTGATGCTACCGAAGAGTATAGGTACATAAGCGAAATGGAATATGAAAAAAATTGTTGAATGGTTCGGAGGTAGTGTAGTTAAAGACATAATGGGAGGTCTTGACAAACTCTTCACATCTAAAGAAGAAAAGATTTTAGCAGAAAATGCTATCAAGCAAATTTTAATTCAGAAGGAATTAGAATTGCAAAAAATGCAAACAGAAATCATAGTTGCAGAAGCAAAAGGTAATTGGTTACAAAGAAGTTGGCGACCAATATTAATGTTAGCTTTTGGTTTTATAGTAATCTATGTAAAGTTTGTTGCTCCCTTATTCGATTTAAAAATACCTGAATTAGAAAATGAGTTTTGGAACCTTTTACAAATAGGTATTGGTGGTTATGTTATCGGGAGAACAGGCGAGAAAATGATGAAGTCTTATTCCGAAACTAAAAAATAAACCATCAAATAATTTCAGTACCTTTGTATTTATAAAAAACTCAGCAATTAATGTCTAGACTCATATCATATCCTATAGATACTCACGTCAGGGGAGGAGATAAAATGATTGGTACTGATTCATCTACAGGAGGGACAAAAAACTTTTCCGTAAATGAGGTAGTACATTATATAAACGAATCTTCTGCAATAGACCAACAAACAATAAGATTTAAGTTTCAAGTATTAACTGCAGAGAAACCAACCTTAGAAAAGGGTACAATATCTTTTGACCCACCGGTAGGAAATAGCATTGACTTTGACCAAGTAACTGAGTTTGTATTGAGTGATTTTAGTTTACAATATGTGAGTCAAGGAACTCCCACAGACATTTCAAGTTTTTATACTAGTTTAATTGGTTCTCAGGTTTTGATAACCAACACTAAAGATGTAAGCAAGTTTGGAGTTTATGATTGGGATTCTTCAACTTTATACTCAACTCCTCAATTTCATACCATTGGTGTGACCCTTATTGCAGGTGAAGGTGCTCTTGAAAAAAATCAAGAATATTTTATATCTTTGTTGCAATGGAATCCATCGGCTAGTACAGGTGATAAAACTTTTGTTTTTACGCAAGGAACACCAATCTTCCAATGGGACATTACACACAATTTAAACAAGTTCCCTTCGGTGACTGCAGTAAATTCATTCAACGAAGAAGTATTTGGCAGAGTAGATTATATTAATAAAAACAGAGTAACAGTTACATTTGCTGCACCATTTTCAGGTCAAGCTTATTGTAACTAAAAAAATTAAAAAAAAAAGAAATTATGGCAATAAAATTTTTAGATGCGATAGACTTAACGGGACTAGAAATCCAAAATGTTTTATTGCAAAGTTCAGCAGGTACTCCGGCATCCAATTTGGGTGGGGGTCAAATCGTTTACGATTCACAGGCAGGTACAATAAAGTATTATGACGATGTAAATAAAGCTTGGGTAGAGTTAGATGGTCAAGGTGGTGTAACAAGTATATCTGCAGGTAAAGGTCTTACTGCATCTTCCTCAACAGGTGCAATAACAATTAGTCCTGATTATGGAGCATCAGCAAATAACCTTATTCTTGCAGCAACTAATTTATCAAATACACCTGTTCCTTTAGAGGCACACATTATTTATTCAGATTCAAAGAGTGTTGTTAATTATGCATCCGTACAAGACTTACCTTTTACTGCTAACACAGGTACAGTAACAGGAGTGTCAGGAACTGCTCCAATAGTTTCAAGTGGAGGTACTTCACCGGCTATTAGTATTAATGACTTTACAGGTGCAAACGGAACAACTGCAGGAACTAAAGGTGCAGTACCTGCACCGGCAGCAGCAGACAATGTAAAGTATTTAAAGGGAGATGGAACTTGGGCAACTATTCCTTCAGGATTCGCAGGATTTGATATTACAGATGGAAAAAATCCATTTTCTGTAGCTTCAGGAAACACGGTTGCGTTCACGTCTTCAACATTAACTGTTGCTACATCTACTCCTTTAACGGTTGATATTGAAATGCCTTCAGTAAATTCAAACGTAGGTTCATTTACTTCAGCCAACATTACCGTAGATGCTCAAGGTAGAGTAACTGCAGCATCTACAGGTGGAGCAGGAACAATGTCTTCGTTTGATTTAGCATCAGACGGTGGTACTGCAGAAACAGTTAGTGATGGTGATACAGTTACAATTAGTGGTGGTACTGCTCTTACAGGAACAGTAAGTGCTAACGATACAGTAACTATAAACCACGATGCTTTTGGAACTGCAGGTACATATACATACCCGTCACAAATTATTACAAATGCAACGGGTCACATTACATCTGTTACTAACGGAAGTGCACCGGGAACAATGGATGGCTTTAAAATTACAGGTGATACCGGTACTGCACAAGGTATTGCAGATGGTGATACAGTAACTATTGCAGGTTCAGTAGGTATTGATACGGTAGCAAGTGCTACAGGTAATGTAACAATAAACCTAGACCTATGTGAACTAGACCCACCAAAAGGTGATATAGACCCAACTAGAGATACTTTAGCAGGATGCTTTAGTAGTTTAAATGGTCAAGTTGTTATTGGTGATATTAAACTAAATGACTTTGCTAATCCGACTGCCGACTTGGATATGAATGGCAAGAAGATTGTTGATATGGCTGACCAACGGCAGCACAAGATGCAGCTTCAAAAAATTATGTAGATACTACATTTGCAGGTTCAGGTTCATTAATCTATCAAGGTGGATATGATGCATCAACTGCAGCACCAACAGGAACTTCAATTAAAAAAGGATTTACTTATGCAGTAACCAAAGCCGGTACAGGTGTACCTGCAAACTTTTGGAACCCTGCTTTAGAGGTTGGTGATTTAATTATTGCTAATCAAGATAATCCTACAAGTGCAGCAGATTGGACAGAGATTAACAAAAACATTGATGTTGCAACTGCAACGGTTCAAGGTATTGCTAACTTCCCAACTGCAGGTGGACTAAGTGTAACTGCAGGAGCAGTAAGCATACCGGCTTCAGGAGTAAAAGCAGCAACATACGGAAAAAAAGATACAGTATCACAAATAACTGTAGACGATAAAGGTCTTGTTACGGCAGCAGCAGATGTTACTATTGATATTGCTGCATCACAAGTTCAGAACTTCTGTACAGAAGTTGTTTCTTGTCAAACTGCAAGAGAAAAAACAGGTACAATCGGAAATGCTACAAGTTGGCAAATTACTCACAACTTTGGAACAAGAAATGTTATGGTTCAAGTTTATAGTAATACATCTCCATATGATAATGTGGAAGTAAAAATTGCTAGAAGCACTACAAACATTGTAGATATTTCAGTAGCTAAGAATCCGGGAGCATCAGCATTAAATTATATGATTCAAAAAATAGGCTAATAAATGGCATCATACATTGAGTTTAAGGAACCTATCTCAGTTTCTACCGACATAAAAGTTGATGGGGTGAGTTTGGATACCGGTGCTTTTATCCCAAAACAATCATTAACAGTTAACGGACAAACACTTAGTATTAGTGATGGTAACTCAGTTACTATGCCAACTAATACCGGACCTCAGGGTCCGAAAGGTGATACGGGTGATACCGGAGCAACAGGACCTCAGGGTCCTATTGGTTTAACGGGAGCAACCGGTCCACAAGGTCCACAAGGAAAAACAGGAGATAAAGGTGACAAAGGTGACACCGGTTCAACGGGTCCACAAGGACCAATAGGATTGACCGGTCCCGAAGGTCCCGAAGGTCCCGAAGGTCCTCAAGGACCTCAGGGAGGTAAGGGTGATAAGGGAGATACCGGTGCTACAGGACCAACAGGTCCTGAAGGTCCTCAAGGTAAGCAAGGTGACCAAGGAGTAAAGGGAGATACCGGTGCTCAAGGACCCATTGGATTAACGGGAGCAACAGGTCCTCAAGGTCCAAAGGGCGACCAAGGTGATGAAGGTCCTCAAGGAAAAACAGGAAATACAGGTGCTACAGGACCAACGGGTCCTGAAGGACCACAAGGACCGGAAGGTCCTGAAGGACCAAAGGGGGATACAGGTTCTCAAGGTCCAAAGGGGGATACAGGTTCTCAAGGTCCTCAAGGAGTTAAGGGCGACACAGGAGCAACAGGTCCTGAGGGACCGGAAGGTCCTCAGGGTAAGACCGGTGACACAGGTGCTACGGGACCTATTGGACCACAAGGTCCGGCAGGTGCAAAAGGTGACACGGGTTCTACAGGACCTCAAGGTCCAAAAGGAGATACAGGTTCAAAAGGAAATACAGGTGCTACGGGACCTGAAGGACCGGAGGGTCCACAAGGTCCGAAAGGAGATACAGGTGATACAGGTGCTACGGGACCTCAAGGTCCAAAAGGAGATACAGGTAGTACCGGACCGGAGGGACCAAAAGGACCTCAAGGTGATATAGGTTTGACAGGACCACAAGGTCCTCAAGGAGCAAAAGGAGATACCGGAAGTACCGGACCTCAAGGAGCAAAAGGGGATACCGGAAGTACCGGACCTCAAGGACCGGAGGGACCTGAGGGACCACAGGGTAAAACAGGGGACACAGGAGCCACCGGACCACAGGGAGCAAAAGGAGATATTGGAGCAACAGGACCGGAAGGTCCTAAGGGAGATACCGGAAGTACGGGTCCACAAGGACCTGAAGGACCGGAAGGACCACAAGGGAAAACCGGAGATACCGGTGGTGTTGGACCACAAGGACCTAAGGGAGATACCGGTGCAACCGGAGGAGTAGGTCCACAGGGACCTAAAGGTGATACAGGGTCAACAGGAGGTGTTGGACCCCAAGGTCCGAAAGGTGACCAAGGAGATGAGGGACCTAAAGGAGATACAGGGTCGCAAGGACCTAAAGGAGATACAGGTAGTACAGGAGGTGTTGGACCACAAGGACCTGAAGGTCCAAAAGGAGCAACGGGTTCTACGGGTGCTACAGGTCCACAAGGACCTGCAGGTGCTAAAGGTAACACAGGTGCTACAGGTCCACAAGGACCAACAGGACCGGAAGGACCAACGGGACCAACAGGACCACAATTTCCTGTAAGTATTGATGGTGGCAAAGACACAACTATACAAAGGGTAGACGTAGATACCGGCAAAACAAGATGTGCAACTTTTACTCTTGCCGATGGTCGTCAATTCTCGGTTATGCTATGCGAGGGGTAAATGAAAATTTTACTATCTTTGTAATTATATAAATCATAATTAAATTTTATTAAAATGGCAAAAAAGAAATTAACTAAAGATGAACTGACTTCAGTACAAACTATGCTGAATGCTTTTAATCAATTAAAAATGCAACTAGGTGATGCTGAATTGCAAAAAGTTACAATCATTAAAAAGATTGATGAACTTAAAGTAGACTACGCAGCAGTAGAAAAAAAGTTGTCTGACAAATATGGAGTCGATGCTCAGATAGATGTTAAGACAGGAGAAATAAAAAAGAAAGAACTTGAAAAAGTTGAATAACTAGAACAGAAAATATGGCACGAATTAAAACCTATGCAATTGATGCACAACCAACCCTAGAGGATAAAGTTATTGGTACTAACGTAGATGATGCCAACTTAACTCAAAACTATACTATTGGTGATATTATTGCATTGGTTCCGGGAGGTGGTAGTTCTGTGCAATCTTTAAACACACTAACAGGAGAACTTACTTTACTAGGTACAGGAGGCATTACTATTAGTGCTTCCGGTACTGACATAACTATTGATGGTTCAGCTATTGGTGGTGGTGGATTAAGTAAATTTGATGTAACAGGTAATTCAGGTTTAACCGAATCCATAGATGAAACCCAAAACCAATTAACATTTAAGTCTAATGATTTAGTTATTCAAGGAAGTACCCCCGGTACTTTTGAATTTAACTTAAATAATCAAGCAGTATCAGGTTCTTATACCAATGCTGACATAACTGTTAATGACCAAGGTATTATTACTGCAGCTTCCAATGGAAGTGGTGGTGGCTCTGATGAAAAAGTAAAAATATCATCAGCAGATACAACAACTGATTTTTTAGAAAATAAATTAGTTGCAGGTGCTAATATTACCCTAACTAAAGTAAATGCAGGTGGAAATGAACAAATTGAAGTTGTAGCATCAGGTGGTGGTGGTACACCGGGAGGTGCACCTCAAGATGTTCAGTATCACGGAACAGGTGGTGTGTTTGAAGGGAATCAATACAATACTTATGTATTGGGTACTAATTTTTCAGAACATACTCTTGGTGGAAAAGAGAAAGCCGGTCAGGTAACTCTCGATACTTATGGTCTAGGTGATGCTATTAATTATGGTAATGCAGCATTAGAACATCGAGCAGGTAATTATGTACACTTAGCAGGTTCTACTGAGGCAAATGCAAGTAGTGATTATTATATACACTTTCCAACAAAGCAGGGTGGAGCACAACAAATTTTAGAAAACGATGGTAACGGTCAATTAAATTGGATAGATACCCCATCAGGTGGTGGAGGTGCTGATGATAAATTCAAATATGATGCAGCAGATACTCAATCAGGATATTGGAGTGAAAAAGTAACAATAGGTTCAGGTCTATCAGGTTCAGTAAATACTGATGCACAGGGTGTTAAAACTTTAACTATAAGTGCTCAAACATCTCCTACAGTAAATAGCATTAAGGTTGGCAATACTACAGAATCAGGATTGTTTGAGTTTACAGGTTCAGGTGTTACTATGGATAATTCTAGTAGTCCAACTATAATTAATTTTGCAGGTGGAACAGGAAGTCCTGCAGGTTCTAACACACAAATTCAATTTAATGATAATGGTTCATTTGGTGCTTATGTAGGATTAACTTTTGATTCAAGTTCTGCTAAACTAACATTGGGTAAATCTGCTGCTCCAACAAGCCAAGAAGGGTGTTTAAGGATTGAAGGAGATGGTGTAAATTTAGGTGGTAAGATTGAACTAGAAACAGGTGCAGGAAAAGGTAGTCCTGAAACAATGACTTTATTGGCTCCTGCTCAGGGTGTAAAACAAGAAATAATTTTACCTGAAACATTACCAACTCTACAATCTCAAGTATTAGCAGTTAAAAGTATTAATGGTTCAGAGGTTCAAACACAATGGGAAGTTTCTTCAGGAGGTGGAGGAGTAACTCAAATTGTTCCGGGAACAAATGTAAGTATTAGTCCCCCTTCAGGTATAGGTGCAGTTACAGTTAACAGTACACCTTTTCAGATGAATAAGGTTATTGAAGATAGTGAAACGGCTAATCAATTAATTGCACGGGGAGTACAAACGATAATAGTTTTTGGTAAAGGACAAACAACTTCTGAAGTCACAATAACTGCCTCAGGAGATGTTATATTTAATGTCCCCGGAAATTACATTGTTAATATGGGTGTTAATATGACTAATAATGATTCTATAAATCAATACGCTGCTTTTACTGCAACACTAGGTGGTACTCCTTATTTACAAACTTGGATTCACCAAATAAATGATACAGTACCTTCAGGTTGGGAAGTTAGTTTCCCTGTAAATACTGTAGTTGATAATGTCAGAATGCAGTTACTCGCAACAACGTCTACTCAACAAACAGTAGCAAAACCAACATCAACAGGTGTAGCAACTATGCCTGATGCACCAAGTTCGTGGATTGCTATTCATAAATTAACGTAATGGATATTAGAAAGATTTCAATTGGTCCTGACTATAAATCAGGTGCAATGCATTATATAGTAGGGCAACCTGTTCTTAATGGTAGTTATTCTATTCATTTAATAAAGTTTGATATAGAAAAAGAATCAATATTGATTTATATAATTAATGATGGTGAAATTGTATTATGGAAAGAGTTTACATCCACAATGCCTGTATCTATTGAGTATAATATAAATTTTTTATAAATGTCAGATTTAGCTAATCAACAATTACAAGAGGAACTTGAAATTTATACGGAACAAAAGAAGCAGCCTAATCTAACATTCGAGCAAGAAATGGAACTTGCAGATAAAATCCATAATATTAAAATGAAATTAAATGGAGTCAAGCCAACTGATTCATATATAGATTGTATTGGTTGTGGCTCATAAATTAAATTATGAAATCACCGTTTGCATTTATTACCAAACCTGTAAAGGGTAAAAGGTATAATAATACTAAAAGTATTGGTGGAATAGATTTTATCGTAAGCACTTCTTTGGAAGATGCTAGATTTTCAAATCGTAAAGCTGAAGTTATAGAACTCCCCCTTGGATATAAAGGTCCAATAAAGGTGGGAGATTTTTTGTTAGTACATCATAATGTTTTTAAGTACTACAATGATATGAAGGGTAGACAAAGAAGTGGTAGAAGCTTTTTTAAAGATGATTTATTTTTTGTAGAACCTGAACAGTTTTATATGTATCATAATGGTATACAATGGAATGCAGTTGATAGGTATTGTTTTGTAAAACCCGTATCAAAAGAAGATTCGTATATTTATAAAAATACAAAAGAAGAGCCATTAGTGGGTGAAATGAAATATCCTAATAATTATTTAATGAGTAAAGGCATTAGTCAAGGAGATAGAGTTTCATTTAAACCTGACTCTGAATATGAGTTTAATGTTGATGGAGAAAAATTATATAGAATGTATGACCACCAAATAACAATGGTTCTATGATTTATATAAAAGATAATTTTTTAAGTGACAATGTATATAATCAGTTAATGGATTATTTAAATTCAACAGATTATAGAGAAGTTGACACAGGTGATAAAAGTTTTTGGGTTTGGGATAGTTCTGAATCTTTTGATGATATTGTATCTTTTGAATTGTCTGTTGCAGAAAATAAACCAATAAGAAAGATATTAAGTTTTTTTAGAATATCTAACAATGAAGTAGATAAAGATTGGAGGATTCACGCAGATACAATTATTAATAATGAAAAACCTGATAGAGCATTAGTACTTTATTTATCAAAGTCAACTATGAAAGAATTACACGGAACTGCTTTTTGGGAGCATTCAACTATGGGTGAAACTATGCCAAGCAATATTTCGGATGAAGAGTTTGATAGTATATTAAAAGAAGATTCAAATGATTTAAGTAAATGGAATTTAAAAAGTGTTGTGGGATACAAACCTAATAGACTTATATCTTATCCTTGTAATTATTTTCATAGTAAATATCCAAATGAAAGTTGGCAAGAAGGCAGAATAGTCTATGTAATGTTTTATAAAAATGAGTAGAGAATGGGATTGGATGGATGGGATAGATGAGCAAGACTATCCACTAAAAAAAACCAAAAGAATTAGAAATGAGTTCAAAAGAAATAAAATTAAAAATAATAGAGGCAGGTCACAGGGCAGTAGAGCAACTGATAAAGATAGCGAAGGAAACTATTATTAATCACGACCCTGAAAGTGATTTATCTGCCGATAGATTAAAGAACGCAGCAGCAACTAAGAAGTTAGCTATCTTTGATGCATTTGAAATACTTAATCGTATTGAAGCAGAAAGAGAAGCTATAGATTCTTTAGAAAAAGGAATTAATAAAACAGATACAAAACAAGGATTTGCAGAAAGAAGGTCTAAATAACTTATATAACATACTTGAGGGTGTTGTACCAAAAAATGTTTTAACGTCTAAGAACAAGGCTAAAACGTGGAAATATGGCTATAACCCTAAGTATGATTTTATTGTTATATCTAAGACCGGACAGATAGAAGATGTTATAGAGATTCAAGGTCTTCGTATAGCATTACCTAAACCACCAAAAGATATTTATTCTAGAAATAAAAAGAAGCAAGAACAATATTGGGAAAGAACAGAACTACCTAAGGCTCTATCTAAAATACAATCTATATTTCAATGGGATGAAATGTCTTCAGATTTTAAAGACAGGTGGGTTGGTTATATTGAAGAGGAGTTTGACAGAAGAGAATCAGGTTTTTGGTATATGTCTAATGGTAAACCCGTTTATATAACAGGTGCACATTATATGTACTTACAATGGACAAGTATTGATGTGGGATACCCTGACTTTAGAGAAGCAAATAGAATATTGTTTTTGTTTTGGGAAGCTTGTAAAGCAGACAAGAGAAGTTTTGGAATGATTTATTTAAAGATAAGACGTTCAGGATTTTCTTTTATGTCATCTTCTGAATGTGTAAATACAGGAACCTTAGTTAAAGATTCTAGAGTTGGCATACTATCAAAGACCGGTTCAGATGCTAAGAAAATGTTTACTGATAAAGTTGTTCCAATCAATAGTAGACTTCCGTTCTTTTTTAAACCCATAATGGATGGTATGGATAAACCTAAAACAGAATTAGCTTTTAGGATTCCGGCAGCTAAGATTACAAAAAAGAATATGTATGAAACAACTCAAGATGAAATGTATGGGTTAGATACTACAATAGATTGGAAGAACACAGATGACAACTCTTATGATGGTGAAAAGCTTTTACTTTTAGTTCACGATGAAAGTGGTAAATGGATTAAACCTAACAACATTTTAAATAATTGGAGAGTAACCAAAACTTGTTTACGTCTTGGAAGTAAAATTATAGGTAAATGTATGATGGGTTCCACCTCTAATGCATTAGATAAAGGGGGTAGTAATTTTAAAAAATTATATAATGACTCTAATGTGTTATCACGAAACGCAAATGGTCAAACTAAAAGTGGTATGTATTCACTTTTCATCCCTATGGAATGGAATATGGAAGGCTTCATAGATATATATGGAATGCCTGTATTTGAAACACCCAAGCAAGAAGTTAGAGGTATTGATGGAGAAAACATTTATCAAGGTGCAGTAAACTATTGGGAAGCAGAAGTTGAGTCATTAAAGAATGACCCTGATGCACTTAACGAATACTACAGACAATTTCCTAGAAGTGAATCTCACGCATTCAGAGATGAAAGTAAACAATCAATATTTAATCTTACAAGAATATACCAACAAATAGATTACAATGATTCTATCATTCTAGACCATCACGTTACTCGTGGAAATCTACGTTGGTTAAATGGTGTTAAAGATACTAAGGTTATATTCTCTCCTGATAATAGGGGTAGATTCTTTGTTTCTTGGACACCTAATAGTGTGTTACAAAATAATGTTGTAATACGAAAGGGTAACAAGTATCCCGGCAATGAACATATCGGTGCTTTTGGATGTGACAGTTATGACATATCAGGAGTAGTTGGTGGTGGTGGTTCTAATGGAGCATTACACGGAAAGACTATGTTTAATATGGATGAAGCACCAAGTAATGAATTTTTTCTTGAATATATTGCTAGACCACAGACTGCAGAAATATTCTTTGAAGATGTTTTAATGGCTTGTGTGTTTTATGGGATGCCTATTTTAATAGAAAATAATAAGCCAAGATTATTGTATCATTTTAAAAACAGGGGGTACAGAAATTTCTGTATGAATAGACCTGATAAAGCTTATATAAAGTTATCTAAAACTGAAAGAGAATTAGGAGGTATACCTAACTCAAGTGAAGATGTAAAACAAGCACACGCATCAGCTATTGAATCTTATATTGAAAACCATATTGGTATGAAAGATAATTTAGAAATGGGTGATATGGTTTTTACTAGAACTTTAGAGGATTGGGCAAAGTTTGATATAAGTAATCGAACTAAGTTTGATGCTGCTATTAGTTCAGGTTTGGCTATAATGGCAACACAAAAACATCTTTATTTACCTGAGAAAAAACTTTCAAAAATAAAGGTTAACTTTGCAAGGTATACTAATAAGGGTAAATATAGCGAAATTATCAGATGAAGAAAGTAAATATAAACATATCATCTGCAGGTTTTCCTAGTCAGTTTGTGTCAGATTCAGAAAAAGAAACAGTCGAATTTGGGTTACAAATTGGTCAAGCAATTCAATATGAATGGTTTAAAAAAGACGGAAATCAATGTAGATATTATAATCAATGGAGGGACTTCAATCGTTTAAGGTTATATGCGAGAGGAGAACAATCAATAGGAAAATACAAAAACGAATTAGCAATTGACGGTGACTTATCTTATCTAAATTTAGATTGGACACCTGTTCCAATACTACCAAAGTTTGTTGATATTGTTGTAAATGGTTTACAGGACAGAGAGTTCCACGTTAAAGCTTATGCACAAGATGCAATATCACAATCAAAAAGAAGTAAATATCAAACTATGATTGAAGGGCAAATGGCTGCAAAGCCTATGCTCGAAACTATCCAACAGAAAACAGGAGCAAATCCTTTTACTGTAGAACCCGATGAGTTGCCAAATACAGATGAAGAATTAAAGTTATTTATGCAGTTAAATTATAAACCTGCAATTGAAATAGCTGAAGAAGAAGCCATTAGTACTTTGTTTGAACAAAACAAATACAATGACATTAGAAAAAGATTAGACTACGATATGACTGTTTTAGGTATTTCTTGTGCAAAGCACGAGTTCTTACCGGGTGATGGTGTTAATATAAAATATGTAGACCCTGCTAATATAGTATACAGTTATACAGAAGACCCATATTTTAAAGATTGTTTTTATTGGGGGGAAATTAAAACAGTTCCAATCATTGAACTTAAAAAGATTGACACATCATTAACTAATGAAGACTTAGAAGAAATATCACAGTATTCACAAAGTTGGTATGATTATTATAATACTGCACAGTTTTATGAGAATGATATTTTTTATAGAGATACTGCAACCTTAATGTACTTTAATTATAAAACAACTAAAAAAGTTGTTTATAAAAGAAAAGTAAAGGATAATGGTAATATGAGTATGATTGAAAAAGATGACTCATTTAATCCACCTGTTGAAATGCAGGAAGAACAAAATTTTGAGAAGGTTGAAAAAACTATTGACGTATGGTATGAAGGTGTAATGGTAATGGGTACGAACATAATTCTCCAATGGAAACTTATGGAGAATATGGTTAGACCACAATCAGCTACGCAACACGCAATACCAAATTATGTAGCTGCTGCACCTAGAATGTATAAAGGTGCTATTGAATCTCTAGTAAGAAGAATGATTCCATTTGCAGATTTAATTCAAATAACTCACCTAAAACTACAACAAGTAATTTCTAGAGTTGTACCTGATGGTGTGTTTATTGATGCTGATGGTTTAAATGAGGTTGATGTAGGTACGGGTAATGCCTATAATCCTGAAGATGCATTAAGATTATATTTTCAAACAGGTTCTGTAATTGGTAGAAGTTACACACAAGAGGGTGACTTTAATCAAGCTAGAATACCTATTAAGGAATTACAATCAAGTTCAGGTGCTAGTAAAACTCAAATGCTTATTAGTAATTATAATCATTACTTAAATCAAATAAGAAATGTAACAGGATTAAATGAAGCTAGAGATGGCTCTAGTCCTGACCCTAATTCCTTGGTTGGTTTACAAAAACTTGCTGCGTTAAATTCTAATGTAGCTACTAGACATATATTAGATGGTAGCTTATATATATATAGAAGTTTAGCAGAAGCATTAACTTATAGAGTTGCTGATATTTTAGAATATGCAGATTTTAAAGAAGAGTTTGTCAATCAAATTGGTAAATACAATGTATCAATACTTAATGATATTAATGACTTATACATATATGACTTCGGTATATTCATTGAACTATCTCCTGATGAAGAGCAAAAACAACAGTTGGAGCAAAATATCCAAATGGCTTTATCCAAGGGTGATATTAATTTGGAGGATGCTATTGACATTCGTGAAGTAAAAAATCTTAAACTTGCCAACCAACTTTTAAAAATGAAGAGGATTGGAAAACAAGAAAGAGAAGAGAAGATGCAAATGCAACAACAAGCTATGCAATCTCAGCAAATATTGAAGCAGCAGGAAATGAAACAACAACAAGAGGTTCAAAAGATTCAAATGGAAACTCAGGCTAAGATGGAATACAGACAAGCTGATATTGCATTTGAAATTGAGAAGATGAAAAACGAAGCTATGTTGAAATCTCAATTAATGGATAAAGAGTTTCAACTTAATGTTGAGTTAGCTAAACTAAATAATCAAGGGTTGGCTAATAGAGAGAATGCTAAGGAAGATAAGAAAGCACAAAGAATTAGTCAAGCTAATACTGAGCAATCAAAAATGATTAATCAGAGAAAGAACAATCTACCTCCGATTAATTTTGAATCTAATGAAGATAGTTTAGATGGTTTTGATTTAGCAGAGTTTGAGCCTAGATAATTGTCTAAAACTATATGATTTTTTGTGTAACTTTGTATAAAATTAAATTTAATATAATATGGAAATAAAAGTTAAAGCAGTAGAAGGTACTGAACAGAAGTCAGTACAAGAAATTGAAAACAAACTATTGGAGAAGCACGAAGAGAAACTTAGTGATACACCTCCTGTAGAAAAAGTTGAAACACAACAGGTACAATTAAAAGAAGAAATTACTCCTGAAGAAAAAACAGAAGTAAAAGATACACCTGAAGTAAAAGAAGAAATTGAAACTCAATCCTCAGAGTTAAAAGAGGAAGACGTTCTTAAATTTATTGGAAACAGATACGGTAAAGAGATTAAATCTCTTGACGAGTTAAATCAACAGAGAGAGGAAGAACCTCTACCTGAAGATGTAGCTAAGTATCTAAAGTATAAAAAAGAAACAGGTCGTGGATTCGATGACTTTGCTCAAATGCAAAAGAATTACGATGAAATGGAACCTGATAGATTGCTAAGAGAATATCTTACTGCAACTGAAAAAGGTTTAGATGCAGATGACATAAACCACCTTATGGAGGATTATTCATTTGACGAAGAACTTGATGATGAAAAGCAAATAAGAAAAATTAAATTAGCAAAGAAAAAAACTATTGCGAAAGCCAAAGATTTTTTTGCGAAGCAACAAGAACTATATAAAGTTCCTCTTGAGTCAAGGGGAGATAACTTGACAAGTTCTGAGTCAGCAAAAGAATTGGAAGACTATCGTAAATATATAGCTGAAGCGAAGACAGTTCAGGAACAACAATCTCGTTTGAGAGAGTTGTATGACAAGAAGACGAATGATTTGTTTAGTGAGTTCAAAGGTTTTGAGTTTACGTTAGATGACAAGAAATTTAGTTTTGCTCCGGGTGATGCTACAGAACTCAAGTCCCTTCAAAACAATCCACAGAATTTTGTAAAAAAATTCTTAGGAGAAAATGGGGAGTTGGAAGATGCAGCAGGATACCACAGGTCACTAGCAATGGCGATGCATCCCGAAAAGTTTGCAAAGTTTTTTTATGAGCAAGGGAAATCTGCAGCAGCAGATGAAACTATGAAGAAGTTGAAAAATGTAAATATGTCAACTCGTACTGCTCCTGAAGTAACTAAGTCAACCAACGGTTTGCAAATCAAATCTGTAACACCACCAAGTAGAAGTGGTCTACGGATTAGAAGTAAAAATAAATAAATGTTAAACTTAAAAAATTAGAAATTATGAGTGTACAAAGTGTACCCGGTTTTGATTTACAACCATCAGCACAACAAGTGCCGGTTGCATCAAACTATATTACCAATTTCGACTTCTTGAATCAGTATCTACCTGATACTTATGAAAAAGAATTTGAAAGATACGGTAATAGAACAATTAGTTCCTTCCTAAGAATGGTAGGAGCAGAAATGCCATCTAACTCTGACCTTATTAAATGGGCAGAACAAGGAAGATTGCATACTAAATATGTAGATTGTACTACGGCAGCAGTAATTAATGCTGACGAAGCTACTTTTACTGTAAACGATGCAGGTAACCCTGCTTTCGGTGCTACTAATAGTATTGCTATTAGAAAAGGTCAGACAGTAATGATTAGTGACAACGCAGGTGGTGGTTCTGTAAAAGGAATCGTAACTGCAGTTGATTTAACTAACTTCACTTTCGATGTAGCATTTTATCCTGCAGACGGTATTCCTGTAGCAGGTGCAGGTAAGAAGTTCACAGTTTTCATCTACGGTTCTGAATTTAAAAAAGGAACTGACGGAATGATTGGAAGCTTAGAAGCTGACGACCTAATCTTCGAGAACTCTCCAATTATCATTAAAGATAAGTATGAGGTATCAGGTTCTGATATGGCTCAAATTGGATGGGTAGAAGTAACTACTGAGAATGGTGCTAACGGATACCTATGGTATTTGAAGTCTGAGCACGAAACTAGATTGAGATTCGATGACTACCTAGAAACGGCTATGATTGAAGCAGTTCCTGCTGAGGCTAATGGTGGTGCTATCAATCCTGCAGTTAACCCTGATTACGGTAACAAAGGTTCTGAAGGAATCTTCTATGTTGTTGGACAGAGAGGTAATGTGTGGGCAGGTGGTAACCCTGACCAATTAGACCAATGGGATACTATTATTTCAAGGTTAGACAAGCAAGGTGCTATCGAAGAGAATGTTGTATTTGTTGATAGAGATTTCTCTTTTGACATTGACGATATGCTTTCTGAGCAATCTTCTAATGCAGCAGGTGGTGTTTCTTATGGTCTATTTGACAATGAGAGAGAAATGGCACTTAACTTAGGATTCACAGGATTTAGAAGAGGTTACGACTTCTATAAGTCTGATTGGAAATACTTGAACGACCCAACAATGAGGGGTGGTTTACCTGCAGGTGCAGGGTCAGGTAGAATTAATGGACTTTTAGTTCCTGCCGGTTCTACTTCAGTATATGACCAAATCCTAGGTAAGAATGCAAAAAGACCATTCTTGCACGTTAGATATAGAGCTTCAGAAACAGAAGACAGACGTTACAAAACTTGGATTACAGGTTCTGCAGGTGGAGCAAGAACTTCTAGCAAAGATGCTATGGAAGTTCACTTCTTATCTGAAAGAGCAGTATGTACTTTAGGTGCTAACAACTTCTTCTTATTCCAAGCATAAGATAGATAACTATTAAGGGGGGAGTTTTCTCCCCCCTTTTTTTACTTTAATTTAATTTTAAATACAATGAAAAAAAATAAGCAACAAAAGTTTGTAGACAAAAGCTACAAGCTAACAAGAGGAGTAGCACCTCTCACTTATATGCTACCAACAAAACATTCAAGAAGATTTCCTTTATTACATTTTGATGAGAGCACAGGTGAGAACCGTGAACTTAGATATGCAAGAAACCAAAACTCTTGTTTCAGAGATGAGCAAGATAAAAATGTGGTTCTAGAACCAATTATTTTTGAAGATGGTTTTTTATATGTACCTAAAGAAAATCAAATACTACAAAAGTTTTTACACTATCATACTTTAAATGGTAAAACATTTACTGAGATTGACGAAAGCAAAGATGCAGCAGCAGAAGTAGATGCACTTTTGGTTGAAGCTGATGCATTAGTTGAAGCTAAAAAACTATCATTAGAGCAGCTAGAAAATGTATGTAGAGTACTATTTAATACTGATACATCTAAAGTTTCTACTGCAGAGATGAAAAGAGATATTTTAGTTTATGCTAAAACCAATCCTTCAGATTTCTTAGATGTAATTAAAGACCCTGATTTAAAACTTATGGGAACTGTACAGAGATTCTTTGACAATGGACTTTTAGGCTATAGAAAAAGTGGGAAAGAGGTATGGTTTAATACTGCATCTAATAAAACCAAATTGCTTAATGTACCGTTTGGAGAAGAGGCTCTTGATATAGTTTGTCAATATATGCAATCAGATGATGGGGTTGAGGTTCTACAACACTTAGAATCTTTATTAGATTAGTTAGAAAATAGAACTTAACCTATACTAAATTAAGGACCTCTTCTAAAAACGAAGGGGTCTTTTTTTTTCATTATCTTTGTAAAAAAGAAAACAGATGATAAATTCAGTTAGACAAACGGTAATGTCTGTTCTGAATAAAAATAATTATGGTTACATATCCCCATCTGACTTTAACTTATATGCTAAACAAGCACAGTTAGATTTATTTGAAAATTATTTTTATCAGTACAATTATCAATTACAAAAAGAAAATGCTCGTCAATCAGGGACAGGGTATGCTGATATAACGAAAGGATTAGAGGAAGTAATAAATACGTTTTCTGAAACAAAATTTTTATCGCATCAGTATAGTAATAGATTTTTTACACCTAGTTTAACTACTACGGGTGATAGCTATTATCTTTTAAATAAAGTACTTATATATTCAAAGCTACTTGCTAGTAGTACCAATACTGCTTTGCAGATACAATCTTTAATTGATAATACTGCAACCTTTATTGCTAGTGGTGTACAAGTAAATGATATAGTGGTAAATCTTTCAGCTAACCCACCTGAGGTTGGTTATGTAAGTGTAGTTGTTAGTGAAACTGAGTTAACCTTAGTTGACTACAATGGAAATCCATTTGATAGTTTTATAAACCCACAAATGCAGTATTTGATATATTCAACTAAGCCTATTAAGGAAGCTGAAAAGGTTACGAACAGTAAAATAACTATGTTAAATAACTCAATACTTACTGCTCCTAATTTAATGTTTCCGGCTTACTCACATCAAGAACCAAATCTAGTTTTATATCCTGATACTATAGATAAGTACGGTTCAGTACAATGTCAATACATTAGATTTCCTAGACCACCTAAATGGACATATGTTGATTTACCGGGTGGTGAACCTTCGTTTGACCAAAGTGCTGCAGACTATCAAGACTTTGAACTGCCTTTGGATGATGAGGTTAATTTAGTAAATAAAATATTACAGTATGCAGGTATGTCAATTAGAGAGGTGAGTTCAGTACAATTTGGACAGGCACAAGAAACTGCTAACACAACAACAGAAAGATAATTATGGCTTATATAACTCAATATCAATATTACGAGAATGGTGGACAACAACCTGAGAATGCAAATTGGGGTTCTTATCAATATGTTTCTTTAGAAGATATAGTTAACAACTTTATGTTAATGTATTCAGGAAACCACAGTCTTGTTAATAATGAAGAAAGATACAAGGTTCTATTTCACGCAAAACGTGCAATACAAGAATTAAACTATGATGCCTTTAAAGAAATTAAAATCTTAGAATTAAATGTATGTGATACACTAAGATATGTTTTACCATCTGACTACGTTAATTGGGTAAGAGTTTCTTTATATCAAAATGGTTTACTAAAACCTTTGACAGAAAATATACAAACTAATTGGTCAAGTGCTTACCTGCAAGATAATGATTGTAGAATATTATTTGACATTGATGGTAATGCTTTATCTCCACAAAATTCTACTATTGACTACGAAAGAATTAGAGGTGGTAAACAATCAATATATCTAAACCAAAACTCAAAAATGTATGGCAAGTCCGGATATTGTTGTGATGGTAATTGGTATTTTGAATATGGCATTGGTGCACGTTATGGATTAAATACAGAAACTGCTAATGCAAATCCTACTTTTAAGATAAACCCTAAAGGTGGTGTAATTAATTTTAGTTCAGGTGTGCAAAATGAATTGATAATACTTGAATATGTTTCTGATGGTATGGAAAATGGTAATGATGGTTTGGTACAAGTAAACAAACTATTTGAAGATTACATTTATGCATCTATTGAATACGCAATTCTTGGCTCTAAAGTAGGAGTTCAGGAATATATAGTAGCAAGACTTAGAAAGAAAAGTGCAGCACTATTAAGAAATGCAAAAATTAGAATAAGTAACATACACCCCGGAAGATTATTAATGAATATGAGGGGTAGAGATAAGTGGATTAAGTAATATGGCGAACACGACAAGAAACTTTACGCAGGGCAAAATGAATAAAATGGTTGATGAACGACTCGTTCCAAACGGGGAGTACGTTGATGCATTAAATGTTCGTATGGGTTCTACTGAAGGAGCAGAGATTGGAGTTATTGAAAACTCTAAGGGTAATGACAAACTTACTACGTTAAGATATAATGGTACACCACTAAGTACTGCTGCTCGTTGTATTGGAGCCTATGATGATAGTGCTAATGAAACTATTTATTGGTTTGTACACGACCCAACCTTTGAGGGTGCAGGTGCTCCTGTAGGTATTGTTGATATGATTTGTTCTTATAATACAATTTCACAAGCAGTTACATATCACGTTATAAGTGTTGATGATGGTTCAGGAACTAAAACAACATTAAACTTTGACCCTGATTATCTTATAACAGGTGTTGACTTTGTAGATAATAGACTTTTATTTTTTACAGACAATATAAATCCTCCAAGAAAAATTAATGTAACATTTAATTATGGTGACCCTGCAAATGGTTTAGATGGTTTCACATATGATGAAATTATGGTTATTAAAAAACCACCTACTACTTCTCCTAATGTCAGATTACTTGCTACGGCAGGAGAGTCTACATATATGGAAGATAGGTTTCTTTGCTTTGGCTATAGATATAAATATAACGATGATGAGTATTCTGCTACATCTCAGTTTTCAACTGCAGCATTTACTCCCGGTGGTTTTACTTTCTCTCCTGATAGTTATTTGAATGAGGGTATGATAAACTTTACTAATACTGCTGAGATTACTTTTAATTCAGGTGGTCCATTAGTAAAAGGTATAGACCTATTGTTTAAAGATAACGATAGTAATGTTGTAAAAATTATAGAGAAACTAGACAAAACAGAAAACGCATACAACAACAATCAAGATTATACATATACTTTTACTAACAGTAAGATATTTACAATTCTTCCTGAAGCTGAAATATTAAGATTATTTGATAATGTTCCTAGATTAGCTAAGGCACAAACATTAATGGGTAATAGATTAATGTATGGTAATTATGTTGAAGGTTATGATTTGATTGACTATCAAGGAAATCCAACAAGACTGACATTCTTTACTACTCAAACTAATGATGACATTGGTTTAAAAGATGTAGATGATAGTACATCTTCAGTAAACTACACCATAGGACCTAGTAATACTTCAGTTGGACAATTTGATATAGACTTTCCAAGTGACATTGAATTAATTTCAGGTGCAGCAATTCAGGTTACTTTAAAATATAAGCACGAATCGTTTAATGGTACTGCACCGTTTCCTACTGAAACAAGTCCTGAATTAGAAATAGGATATATATTTAATGTAAATCAAAATTTTAGTAGTGTTTACGAATATGCAACAAGTCAGAGTTTTCAAGACCAAGTTGGTACTCTTAGTAACATTAAACCTTTACAAGATGCAGCAGACCCTGAAAATAATTCTTGTAATGGAACTTCATTTACTGATGTGTTCTACTGTAGTATACCTTCTGATTTAGATTTACTAAACAAGTATGATGGTGGTATAAGTTCAGGTGGACCTCAACCAATCGAAATTGTAACTAGTCCGGGTTCTAATACCATTGGACTAAAGTTACCTGCAGTACAATTTGTAGATGATGTAGCTACACCTACTCAGAATGTATATGAATATTATGAAATTACATTTGGAGAAGTTGTGTATGCTAAAATTGGAGTTGGCGAAAGTCTTCATAGTAATAGAGGTTATGAAGTTGGTATGGTGTATATGGATGAGTTTAATAGAGCAACACCTACTTTAGTTAGCCTTAACAATACTGAGCACTTTCCCTGTGGAATGTCTTACTTTAAAAATAGTATTCAAGTAACTTTACCAACTTCGCAAATTGCTCCGGCTTGGGCAAAAAGATATAAGTTTGTTGTAAAGCCTGATAAAGAAAAATACGAAACAGTTTATACTAATATATTTTTTGAAGACCCAAACTCTTCTGCAGCTTACTTTTTGTTAGAAGGTGAAAACTCTTCTAAAATTACTGAGGGTCAAAGATTAATAGTTAAGACAGATACAGATGGTCCATTAACTCGATGTGTAACTGCTACAGTATTAGAAAAAGAATCAAAGACTGCAGACTTTTTAGAGATTCCTGTAGAGGGTGGTGGTGCTGATGAGTATGTTCCTCAACCATCAGGAACGTATATGAAAATTAACACTACTCAGTTTAATGCTGAAGTAGATGAAGGTGCAGTTGTAGACTTTGGAAAAAGACAAACAACGGCAGACAGAAAAGACCACTATCCATTAGTTAAATATCCTGTAAACCTAAGTGGAGCAGACCCTAACATACCGGGTTCATCTTTTACAGACTACGATATACCTGCAGGTTCTAGAATTGTATTTGATTTTTATTTTAGAAGAATTGGTAGAGGGGATGGTAATAATGCTTGTGAAAGAAGAACATACGAGTTAGAAGAAACATATGCTGCAAGTAGTGATTATGATAATTTTGCAGATTGGTTTAATGGTGATAACATTGGAGATACTTTAGATAATGGAGTTGGTTTTGCAGGAGATAATTCTTGTCCACCGGCAAACACTTATTTATCTACATTACTTGAAAGTGATTTAGGTGATAGTACAAGTGATATACCACAAGACTTATGTACAAACTATTATCAGTTTTACAGAAACAATACAACCAATCAATTACTGTTTCTCGTAAGAGGAACAAGAGCCTGTAGTAGAACAAAAAAACAAAGGTCACTTGCTAGAATAAAAATTACAGTATTTAGAGCAGAAGATACTATTGTATTTGAGTCAGAACCAATTGATTCTTCACCGGATATTTGGTATGAAGGTGCTGATTCTTTTCCAATTGTAACAAATTCAACCACTTGTTCTTTTGATATAAGTGTAGACACAGATGAACCAAGTCCAATTGCTTTTAACTATGTAGACCTTAATGGTATAGGGCAACAAATAGTATGTAACCCTGCTCAAACAATTACTGAAATTTTTGGAAGTTGTGGTACTATGACAACAAGTGCTACAACACCACCTGTTGACCCTGCAAATATTACTATTGATTCTCAGCCTGTGCCACAAGGAAGTCACGTTACAGACATTCAACCTCAAACTGCAACACAAGCAGGGATAGTTAATACAGGTTTATTCAACTGTTATTCTTTTGGTAATGGTGTAGAAAGTTACAAAATAAGAGATAGTCTACTTGGTAAACAATTAATATTTGGGAATAGGGTAACATCTACCCAAGCTTTAGATTATCAAGAAATAAGAAGATTTGCAGACATAACATATAGTGGGGTATTTAATGATGAGTCTAATATTAATAGACTAAACGAGTTTAACGGAGGACTCCTAAACTTTAAAGCTTTAGAAGAATCTTTTGGTCCTATTGAAAAGATGTTTGCTAGAGAAACAGATGTATTAACATTACAAGAAGATAAAATATCTTATGTATTGTCAGGTAAAAATTTATTATCGGATGCAGGTACAGGAAATTTATTGCAGTCTGTTCCTGAAGTTTTGGGAACGCAGATAGCTAGGATTGAAGAATTTGGTATAAGTAACAACCCTGAAAGCTTTGTTCAATGGGGTCCTGAAAAATATTTTACTGATGCTAAAAGAGGAGTAGTGCTAATGCTTAGTGGTACAAGTTATACCAATGATTCTTTGATGGTAATATCTTCTTTTGGTATGCGTAGTTGGTTTAGAGATTTATTTAATACTCAGGTTGATACTCAAAAACTAGGAGGTTATGACCCGTATATGAATGAGTTTGTTTTAGCTGCTAATAATATATCACTACCTATAGAAGAAGTTTGTATAGAATGTGGTATAACAGGTCAGTATTTAGTTCAACTAAATAATGAATTAGAAAAATGTTATGAGTTGGGAACTACTGTAGGTGATGTAAACATAGACTACAGTATTATAAACATTACAGGGAATGTGGTTTTAACTGCAACTTACAATGGTGTGGCATTTACAACAGGTCCTGTTTCAACATCAGGTACTTTAACCTTTAATAAAAGTTTAGCAAATACAACAACATTTGATTTGCAGGTTGTAAGTTCAGGAAGTGTAGAGATTGAATTTACAGTTAACTGTCCTGAAGAAAAACAAATGAGTGTAGTTTATATATGTGCTACTAGTGATTTGGATTCAGACGATACCATTCATAACGATTTTAATTGGGAACAAAATGGGTATATATCACCTGTTAATTCTCAAGCAGTAACATTCTTATCAGGAGCAGGTAATCCTGTTGTTAGTTATTACCAAATAACTGCAGGTGTTCAGGGTGTTGGAAGTATACCTCCTGACGGTTCTACTGTAACAATGGCATTCAATAAGTACAGTCAGGATGATGCAACTTTTGATATTAATACTAATAAGTTTAGATACCTAAGAAGTAATACATTATATGCTAATACACCTCAAGCAGTTGCTCAAGCTATTGCAGCTTCTAGTGTTGCATCTCCTATAGATTCTTCATTGGCTCCTGATTACTATAAAGCAGACTTTACAGTACCTAGTGGTAGTGAACAATATTTATATATTATATATGACTATAGAACTCCTACGTTAATTGATTTGTGTAGAAGAGGTACACTAGCTGATTCTTGTTGTAACTGTGATGAAACACCAACTTAAAATTAAATATTATGAGTAATTTTTATATAGACGGAACAACTTTAAATAATGCAACTGCAGTATATGATGATGCTGCTTTAACTATTTGTGCAACTGCAGGGTTTTATTCCGATGGAATAACCTCAAGAGAGCAAGTTTTTAATGGTTCTAATTGTTACCTACTCCCTCCTCAACCGTGTCCTAGTTGTGCAACACCTTGTGGAACACAGATTAATGGGAACGGAGCACAGGGTGTTTATCAATTAGATATGGATGTAGGTGGTACTGCAGCCGATACAGGTGCTATAATTATTGAGTTTGACCCTATAGGTGTACCTGATGGTATAATGGCAATTTATGATGGAGTGGTTTATAACACAGTTAGTTCTCCTCAGTTTGGTTTACTTGAAAGTACAATTCCGGGAGTTCCTACTTATATAGGTTCTACAGGTTCAGATTGTGGAACTGCAGGTGGTGGTACATATCCTAACTTACCTGTATTTCAATATATAGGTAATCAATTTGTAAATACTAATCAGCCTACTACTATTCAAATACAATCAGGTCAATCTCAGTTGACTGCCGGTCAGCCGGGTGATTGTGTTATGGTTATTCCTAAACCAAATGCAAGTCCTGCCATAGTAAACTTTACTTTTATTGGACCTTGTAATAGTACGGCTTGGAACTTTAATGTTCAATGCCCTACTGCTTTAAACCAAATAATTTCTACTTCACCTCAAAGTAGTAGTTCGGCTGCTTGTACGGCACAATTAAACTCTGCTATTCATCACGTTCCTGTTGCAGGAACTGCACAGAATGATATTAGAATCAATGACTATATATTTGTAGACCACGATGGTGCAACACCTGCTACTGCAGGATGGTATGGTTCTCCTTTTGGATACACATACGAGGTAGGTCCTAGAGGTGTAGTAATAAACAAACAAAATAGTTGTAATCATATTACGGTACAAGACTGTACTAATCAAAATCTATATACATTTAATGATAGATTTGGTACAAATAGTGTAGGAGAAGTAATTCAATACAAAAGAATTAACCAAACTACATTCCAAATAGAAGCACAAGTTTATTGTGGAACTATAACTAATATGGGTTCAGGAACATATACAAATGCAGTACAAGAAGGATTTATAGATTATGATTGTGCTGATACAGTTCATTGTCCATAAAAAAAATAATATATGAGTAATCAAGTAGATAAAAATGTAAATTATACACTAAGTTATGATAGTGGTGTAAAAGGATTTCCATCTTTTTATTCCTATAATCCTGATTGGATGATAGGTATGAACAATTATTTTTATACGTTCAAAGGGGGTAATGTTTTTCGTCACAATACTAACGAAACTAGAAACCAATACTATGGTGTTAATTATCCTTCTAAGGTTGAGTCTGTTTTTAATGAGCAACCTTTAGAAAATAAATTATTTAAAACTATGAATCTTGAAGGAGATGATTCTTGGACAACTACAGTTAAAAGTGATTTACAAGACACAGGGTTTATAGATGCAGATTATTATGAGAAAAAAGAACAAGCTTATTTTGCTTTTATAAGAAACTCCGGTCAAACACTTGCTAGTCCTGCAAATGCAAATCAATATGCATTACGTTCATTAAATGGCATTGCTACAAGTTCAAACATTCTTATTGATACACCACAAGCAGGACAAAATTTAGTTAGATTTTCTACTAGTGTATCTATTGGTAGTATTATAAGTATAGGTGATATGCTTTACTTTGGAACTACACCACAATTAATGGGTCAAATTGTATCTGTAAATATTGATTTGCCTAATGGTGTTAATGAAATTATAGTAAATACTCTTATAGGTGGTGCTCAAGTTCCACCAACACAAACAGAATATATTTTATACATAAAAAGTTCGGTTGCAGAATCTCACGGAATATTGGGACATTATGCAGTATTTAGCTTAATCAATAACAATACTAGTAAAGTAGAACTGTTTGCAGTTGAAAGTGAAGTAATGAAATCATTCCCTTAATTTTAGTATCTTTGTGAAGTATAATGACTTTTGACGTTAGACCACTTGAATTAGACGATTATAATACCTACCTTGTAAAATGGTGGAAAGATTGGGGGTGGAAAGCACCAACAAGAGATTTCCTTCCTGACAATGGCAAAGGTGGTATGATGGTACTAGATGAAGACGGCACACCAATATGTGCAGGATTTGTTTATATGACTAACTCTAAGGTGGCTTGGGTAGATTGGATTGTATCTAATAAAGAATACAGAAAAAAACCTCACAGAACTAATGCTATAGGGTTGTTAATTGAAACATTAACTAATTTGTGTAAGAATTTAGATGCTAAATATTGTTATGCTTTGATTAAACATAAAGCACTACAAGATACATATGAAACATTAGGCTATCAAAAGGCAGATTCATATACACAAGAAATGATAAAAATATTATAATATGGCAGTAGCAACGGCAGCAATAGGGGGTTTAGTTATCGCAGGAGTTAGTGCAGGTGCATCTTTTTCTCAAGCCTCAAAACAAAGAAAACTTCAAGCACAAGCTGAACAAGATGCAGCCAAGGCAATGGCTCAGGCTAGAAAAAAATTAGACGTAAACTTTGCAGAACAAATGTCTGTAAAAAAAGAAGCTTACGATTTAGAAAGAGAAGCATTACTTAGTGCAGGTGCACAAGCAACAGAGGCAGGTATTGAAAGCGAAAGAGGTTCTGCAGCAACTGCAGGTAGAGTATATGCTGCACAACAACAAGGACAAGCAGGAGTAAGAACTGCTATGGCTGATGAATTAACTAATATTGAAAATGCAGTATTAGAAGAAGAAGGAAGACTAAGAGATTTAGATGTGGCTTTAGACCTAGAAGAGGTTGCAGGTAATCAGCAAAAAGCAGCAGATGCACAAGCTAGAGCAGAGGCAGCAAAACAACAAGGTATTCAATCTACAGTAGCTGCAGCACAATCAGCAATTCAATTGGCTCCATTATTTCCACAAAGAACTGCTGCTCAAAAATCTGCAGCAGGTGGAGTTACAGGTTTAGACATAGCTACATTTAACCAAAAAGGTGATGGTTCTTTAGGTAACCTAACAAATTTTAGCGACCTAAATAATTTAACCAATAAGCAGTTCAGGCAGTTTAAAAGAGGAATGACTCCGGGACAGGAATCAATGTTGTTTCAAAGTGATAGTTATGTAAACCAATATAACGACCCCTTTAATATCTTAAATCAATAATAGATGACTGCATATAAATACGTTGAAAGAAAAGTAGAAGACCAAATAAATTGGGCAGAAGTTGGAAAGAATTTTTCTAATGTTTTGCAGGAAGAGGTACGAGTAAGAGGTGAAAAAAAGAAGGCAATAGATGAAGCATCTAGAGCATACCAAGAAGTATTAAATAATACACCTCAAGGTGACTTTGGTTTAGCTAATACATTTGCGTTAGATGGTGCAGATAAACTACAGAAACAAGCATTAATGCAATTGACTTTATTGAAGTCAGGTCAGCTTGACCCTAAAAGATATACCATAATGCAACAAAATCTTGTTGACGGAACAGACCAACTATATGGTTTAGCACAAGGTTATCAAGATGAGTACCAAAGAAAAATGGAACTTATGGCAGACGGCACACCTCCGGGTGAAAGATTGTCAGGACTAGAAGCAGAACTTATGGCTTCTATTGAGGGATTAGGTAACTTAGCAAACCACGAAGTAACTATAAATCCTGATACAGGGATGATGGGTATTGGAGTTATGGATGCAGACGGTAAATTAAAAAGTTCAACTACTGCATTTGCATTACAAAAAAGATTAAAGTCAGACACTAGGGAATTTGATATGATGGGTGCATCTGACAAGTGGTTAAAGTCATTAGGTAAAGATGAGAGAGCAGCATTTGAAGATGTAGGAAATAAATTAACTGCTGATGTATTAATTACTATTAGTGATGTAACACAAAAATTAAGACCGGGTGGTTCTATGTCAGAACTAACAGATGACCAACTAGCACAAATGTCAACTTTAACAGGTGTTGAGGTTGCTGATTTAAAAACTCTTAGCCTATATAGAGAGGCACAAATGAACTATGTAAAATCTCAACTATCTCCTGAAGCAAGTGGAAGTAATGCAGCTTCAATGTTGTTTGACCACGTTGGTGGATATAGTACTTATATTCTTGGAGATGCTGAAGGTAAGACTCAAGCAGACTATGATGCTTTGTCTGAAGAAGAAAAAGCAAAAGTTATTTTAGTAACAACTGAAAATGGTAATCCCAAGTTTAAATTAACAGATGACCAACTAGCAGTTGCTGAAAGAGCATTTGAATCACAGATAGATATAGGTTTAAATTATACTGAGAAACAAGAAGCAGTATTTAGAGAGAAAGAAGGTAAAAGAGATGGGTATGCACCTGAATATGTTTATAACAGAGGTGATAAAGACAAAGATGAAAAATCAGCAGTAACTCAATGGATGAATGTATTTAAAGAAACTGATGCAGGTCAAAGAGAAAACATACTAGATGCTATACTTAAAGACCCTGCAACTGAGGCTAAGGGGATAACGGATATGAAGTTTATTACTGATAGTAACGGTGACTCAAGGCTTGAAGTTATTTATCTTGATGATAGAAAAAACAAAACAGGGGACAATGGTATATTCATAGCTAAGAAAGGGACTGAACCTACTCAAGAAGATTGGGCATTAGCAGGTGTAGCAATTCACGGTGTGACTGACCCTAGAGATATTGAGGATGCAGCAGGTGGATATAGCAATATGGGTGATGATTGGAATTATACTGACCCAACAGGAACAGGAGTACAACTTGATAAGAAACTTACTCCTCAGGAAAAAGCCAATACTTATGTAGGTAAAAAAGTTGTAGGTAATTATATAACAAATAAGACTGATGACCAATTTGCTGCAGACTTCTCAGCAGACTTTGGTGCACTTGGATTTACTGTTACAATTCCAAATAGTGGATATAACAAAGTAACAATTACTGCACCTAATGGAGCAACGCAAAATTTCTATACCAACTATGGTGCAAATAGTGACTACGCTGATGCACAAGTATTGAGAGATTGGATTATATCCAACGGAACTGAAGATGCAGCTAAGAATTTTGAAGCATCAGGGAAAGCTAATACAGGTGGTGGTGGAATGTCAGAATATTAATTAGAACTAAGGATGAACGAAAAAGCATTACAACAACTATATGTACTTGCACAAGGTGATGGCTATAGTAAAACATTTGATGATTTTAAAAAGCTTTTAAGTGAAGATGAGAAGGCATTAACTACTATGTATGGTCTTGCTCAAAGTGATGGCTACTCAAAAGATGTGGAACAATTCAAAACTCTCGTTGGTTTTGGTGGAGCCGTAGGTGGAGATACGTTGGTTGATGAAGCAGTAGAGCAAGTAAAAAAAAAAGACGAACCCGAAAGTTTGGTATCCGAAGAGTTCGCACTTCCGAATACTCCGGAATCCTTTGCTCCTTCTCCCGAATCAGACTCTTTATCGGAAGATGGTACTCCGATAGTTGAAAAAAATCCTTATGATGGTACTCTTTTAGACGAGCAACCTGCTGACTTTTTTGAAGAGTCAATGGCAGGTGTTAACAAAGACCTTATAGATTATGAGGAAGAGTATGTAGTTCCAAAACTTAACTACCAATTTAATGATTACGGATTCACCTTTGCTGAAACAGGGATAGGTGATGGTATGAAAGTTAAGGCTGCAAATGGCAACGAACACTATACCAACCTTGACCCTTTTTGGGGAGAGAAAGGTGAGGCTGAAGCTTTGCAAAAATTCCTAAGAGAAAATAAAGCAGAGAACCAAGTCATCATAGACGAATCTACTGCTATCATTGAAAACAAAAGGAAGATAGATAATGAAAAGCAGATTATTAATACAGTAAAAGCTTTTAATCAAGAATCAAAAGAGTTTGAGTCAAATTTAAAACAGTATGCTTTATACAAAAACAAACTAGACCTTCTATACAAAAAAAACTTTGCTAATGTAACTAAGGCACAGTTGAATGCTGACCCTGTTTTAAAAGCCAACTTTGACAAATGGGTTTCAGCGAAAGAAGCTTCTAATAAAGTTTTAGAAGATTTAAAAAAACAAAACAAAGACTTTGAGAGAAAGGGACAGAAGCTTGACCAAATGGCAGGTGAGTATTATGAGATGGCTTCTGAACAAGGTGCACCGGGTGGTGCATTTGTTAATGCATTGTTAGATGGTGCTGCTAGATTTGGAACTACGGCAATGAATACTATGACTGATGCTGCTACTTACTTTACACCTAATAGAGGTATGGGTGAAAAGAATTATAAAGAAGAGATAGCTAGAGTTGCATTAGAAAATGGTTCATTTGAAGAGGGTAAGTTTAGAGAAACTTATCCTGAAGGTAGGGTAAAAGATGGTATGATAGAGGTGTTAGACCCTGAGTTAGGAACACCTAAAATGATACCACTAGAAACTTTACCAAGTGTGTATGACCTAAGTAAAGAACAATTGATAGAAGAACTTGGTGGTGATTCTAACGATATGAAGTTTCTTGGAGAAAAAATTCTACAAGGAGCAATGGCTACTAGAATAGGTTCGAGTGCTTTTAATATACCTATAGTTGAAGAAACTGAGTTTGATAAAGCAAACGCAAAGGTTATGGACTTGGCTCGTAAGGGAATCAAAGAATTTGAATCTTATGACCAAGCAGTAGAAGGTAGATATAGAAACCCATTCTCTGCAACTGCTCAAGGAACTGATGTAACATTAGGAATGTTAGATGCAGGTCGTAGAGGGATGAGAGAAGTATTAGGTAGCGACAATACCACTAAGCAATGGAGTGATACTGCAAAAGAATCATTTTGGGGTGGTGCATTACTTGGATTAACAGAATCACTACCTGCTATGATAGGTGGCTCTAGTCCTGCAGGATGGGCACAACGTACTGCACAGATGTATGCACAAGTTACAGACCACGTTTATGAGGAGATGGAAGAGAATGCAGCTTTCGATAACGTAACTGAAAGTGAAAAGTCTATGGTTGCCGTTCCTATTGGTGTAGCAGTAGGTACTCTAGAAGCAATTGGTTTTAGAAACGTAATTGGTCAAAAGGGTTTATTAAATAGCGTAGTTAGTAGAGCATTAAAAAAGTCTACAAAAAATACAACTGCAAAATCATTTGGTGAATTTATCAGACAAGATGTAGAATCAATGATGGCAAGAGGATTGCTTACTGTTGGTGCAGGTGGTTTGGCAGAATATGAAACAGGTGCATTACAAGAAGCAGCAGAGATAACTATAAAAGATATTTACAATGATGTCAAAGGTAAGGAGATGTTCCAAACTCCTGAAACTTGGCAGGATTGGATTGCTCAAGTAAACAGAGCAGGTATGCAAGAGGCAGTAGGTGGTTTCATATTAGGTACACCGGGTGCAGTTGCCAATGCAGTATCAGGATTACAAGCACAAAAGCTTGACAACAGGATATATGAAATGTTTGAGTCTATGTCAAAAGACGAGAACTACACTAAGATGTATGTTACCAAACTCAAACAAAAAATAGCTGATTCAAATGACCCTAAAACAAAAAGGGAAGCACAAGAAGAATTAGCTTTAGTAAAAAGATTACAAGGTATACTACCAAGAATACCTAGTGAATATAATACTAACCAAAGAAAAGAAGCTTTACAACTAATCTTTCAAAAAGAATCTCTTGAATCAGAAATTAAAACTCAAGACAATGTACTGTCTAAACCAAAGCAAGAGTTATTAAACAAAGTTAATGATAGGTTATCATCTTTAGTTGGTGAAGTTGCTACGCAACAACAACAAGATAAAACTTCTGAACAAAAAATTAATGAGTTCCAAGATGGTGAGGTAGTTGACAATCAATCTGTTAACAAGCCGGGCAATGTAACTGTGGAAGAGCAAAGCGACATTGATTCATTCTTTAATGAAACAGAAGATAGTTCTGAGGTTAAAGGACAAAACATTGCATTGAATAGAAGTGAGGATGGTTCTAAAAATACTAATCCATTTAGAAGTAGTGTAATTAAAATAGCTGACCTTGGAGCAAAAGCTATATCAAAAGTATTGCCTAATGTTAGAATTGTTATGCACGAAACTAACGAGCAATATTTAAAATATGCAAAGCTTGGTGATGGTAGAGCAGAGTATAACCCTGATAATACCACTATTCATATCAACCTATCCAAGGCTACAAAAACTACAGTACCACACGAAATATTCCACGCAGTCTTAATGGAAAAGGTTAAGACTGACCCTGCCATTGCAAGGGCAGCAGAACAGATGGTATTATCTGTACAAAAAGTTGTACCAAAAGATAGTGCACTTGGAAAAAGAATTGAAGCATTTGCTCAAGGGTATGAAGGTGAGTTCCAAAATGAAGAAAGACTAGCTGAGTTAGTTGGTATACTTTCATCTGAATACAGACAACTTGATAAACCATCTAAGAATGTAATTGTAGAGTTCTTAAAAAGTATTGCAAGAAAATTTGGTATTGAGATAGGGAATGACTTTGGTGCAAAAGATGCTGATGTTATTGACTTATTAAATGTTATATCAAGAAAAACTAGAAAGGGTGAGGTTATTGAAGAGTCTGACATTGCTACATTAGAGGAACTAGATAATGGAACAAACCCTGTAGGTAACCCAACTACCATTGTTAAACCAAAAGGGAAACAACAGAAGTTAAACTTTAAAGATTCATATCCACTATCATTAATCACTTCTGCAAATAAAATTGACATTGATGCATTGATAGACGAGATAGCTGAGAACGACCAAAAGGTTTGGTTTTGGGTGGCAGACCAACTAGGTTTAGATGCCGAGATGGATATTGATGCAGGACCAAGTTATGCTTTACAACAAGAAGGTGTTGCTTGGGCAAGTAGCTTTCCTGTGGCTAAACTAGAAAAGAATATAAAGAACTCTGATTATATATTTATTATTAGTGGTTCACCTACAAAGAGTCACTTATTTAATAAAAAAGTATATGATGCATATACAAATAAACTAGGGGACTATGCCACCTTTAAAAAGAAAGCATTAAAAACTAAACCCGTAAAGGGAGTTAAGGATGTACTTACAGAATATGACAGTTGGGAATCCATAAAAGAGGCTGATGGTTCAGTTAGAAAAAACTTTTTGATTGCACATATTGCTCAAGAAAAAACTACAAATACAGAATATCATAAGCTAGTTAAAAGTTTAGATGGATTTATAGACCCCAACTCTATGAGAGATGGTTTCTATAAAGAGAATGATTTTAAACAGAACGATATTATGTTGGTCTTAAAACCAACAGGAGTACAGGAAGGTTCTAACCATTCAACCTATAGCAATAATATTTTAGGTGATGTAGTTGGTATCCCTGATACTAAGATTGATGCATTTGAATTGATGCCTAAAGAAATGAGGGATTCAATGGAGGGTAGACCTAGAACTACTACTAGTCAAAAGGTAGCACCTTATGGTTCAGGAGTTAAAAAAGTTACATCAAGAAAACAAAGACAACAAAAAATAGACAAGGCATTATCTAAGTCTTCAGGAACTACGCAGGTAGCTACAACTACAGGTAGTTATGTTAAGGCTGCAAACATAGTTAATGACCTTGAGATTGAAGGTGAAGTATTAGATTATGGTGCAGGTCTTGGTCTTGGTACTGATGCAATGTCACAGGTATTAGGAACTGAGGTTGATTCATATGAACTAAACCCTGAAAGATGGAAGGGTAAAACACCTGTTACCTATACAAAGGCTAGTGACATTAATAAACAATACGATGCTATTGTATCATTAAATGTACTCAATGTTGTGCCAAAAGATGTACGAGATTTTATTGTAGAAGATATATATGAAAACCTAAAGCCGGGTGGTGTTGCAGTAATTAGTTCACGAGGATTCAAAGGTGATATAGCAAATGCTAAGAACTTTGAAAAGGGTCCTGAAGATAAAAGCTATATCATCAAAAGAAAAAAAGGTGGAGAGGTAGTGGATGTGTACCAAAAAGGTTTTGATGGTAATGAACTTGTGGAGTATGTACAAGATTTACTTGGCGATAAAGTAAATGTATACAAGAAAAATACTTTTGGTAACAGAGGTATTATCGTTGAGAAAATAGATGACACACAATCTAAACCAAGGGGTAGACAACAAAAGTCGGTTGAGCAAATTGCTCAATACTATGGTATGAATATCTATGGCTTCTTACCAAAACAAGTTGACCTCTATAGATTAAAAAAAGATTTACCACCGGGTATTGGTGTAAAGCAATCTAGAGTTGACCAATACGGTAGAGGTGGTTCATACTACTTGACAAATTCAAGAGGTTATAAAATTAATCCTTACAAGAATAAAGGCAGACAACAAAAAGATATTGAGTCATACATCTTAGAGGCTAGAAGAAATAACTTTAGAGATGATGTGATTAAAGACTTCTTAGTTAGAGTTAAGAAGTTTCCTGCAAAACTTGTAAACCAATTGATGGCTTTAGATGTAGACTTGTTTGACCAAATGCCAAAGAGTTTTGGTAACGTCAAGGGTGGTGCTCAAGTAGGGTTGGCATTGTATCAAAAGGTAGATGCTTACAGAAAGAAACTTCAGAAGAGTAACAACAAAAGAAAAAATAAACTATCTGAACAACAGATACTTGATAAGACCATTGAGTTCTTAGAGCAGCAGAAAGAATACATAGCTGAAGCTGATGCTAAAACAAAAGGTATATCTACACAACAAGCACAGATGCTTAGTGATTTACAAAGCAGTATTGGTATTAGACCATCACAAAATTTAGGTACAAAGATTGCTCAAGCTAGATTATTCTTACGTCAAAGAAGAAAGGGTGCAAAAGACTTACAGAAGATAAAGACTGAAGTAAGAAACTTCATTCGTAAATCTTTACCTAAAGAATTATATCGTAAAGGTGATGTAATAAAGTTAATTGATAAAGTAAATAAAGCTACTGAAAAGAATATTGAAAACATTCTTCAGGAAGTAACAGACTTCGTTATTGAAACAAACATTAAATCACTTCAGAAAAAAATTGATGGTGTTCTTAATGGTAAGTATCAAGCAGTTGAAAACAATAGATTAAAACCAAAGAAGATTGTTGATGAGGTTAGAAAAAGAATAGATAAAATAAAGTCAAACCTTGTTGGACCAAAGGCTACTGCCGAGCAAATAGGTGAGGTGAATATGAAACTTCTAGAAAGGTTTAATGAGTTGGCTCAAGAAACTCAGCAGACTGTAGAACAAAGAGAAGAAATGGTTGACCTTCAATTAGCTATGCAGTATAACAATGCAATGTTAATGGAGAACTCTAATCCAAATAAGGTTACAGAGTTAGATGGTATCTATTCAACACTTGAAGAGATGATTACATTTGGTAGGTCATTGCTTCAAGAAGAACTTTTAAGACAACATCAATATTATAACGAACAGTTTGAGAAAGGTTATGAAGCTATCACAGGAGATAGAGTTGATATGTCTGACCCTGATGCTAAGACAAATCTTAACAATAGAAAGAAACAAAGGAAGGCAGATGAAAAAAGAAAGAAGGCTACACAAAATGTAGTAAGAAGATTCTTCTCTAATATGTTTACTAAGCTTGGTAATTATACTTTTGGTAGTGCTGAAGCTATGGATGGTCTAATGGATAGATTAGATAAACTTCCGGGTGAAATGTTTGGTGGTAGACTAAATGAAATGTTTACCGAAAGAGTAGATGAATCCTCTAGAAGATTTAAGATGAGAATGATGGAGGTTGAATCTATCATTGCAGGGTATCTATATGAAACATATGGAAAGAAATGGAAGAAAGTTTCTAGAGATAATAGAATGCAACAAGATTTAGGTATTGAGTTACACGATGGTATTATGCTTGAACCAATTAGTCAAGACCAAATTGCATACCTCTATAATATGTATAAGGACCCTGCTAACAGGTCATCATTTGCTAATCCCGAAATGTGGGGTGTTGAGGTAATCAATAAAGATGATACTGCTGCAGAAAAGAAACGTAAGCAAAAAGCTAATGAAGCTAATGCTGCAAGAGTAATGAAAGAACTTGAAGCAAAGCTAGACCCTAAAGTAAAAGAGGTTGCTGATTGGCAAGTTGAAGTATTATATCCTGCCCTATATGAGGAGTATAATAAAACGTATAAGAAATTATATAGAACTGACCTTCCTTGGAACAAGTATTATGCAGGAACTATATACAGAGATGGTGTTCCTGAAAGTGAGATTGAAGTAATAAATTTACTTGGTCAGGGTAATATGTATAAGACTGCAGTAGGTGCAGGTGCTACAAAGGTTAGACAAAATAGTAATCTTCCTATTCAGGCTATGAATATGATGGATGTATTAAACACATACATCAATGATATGGAATACTTCGCAGCTTATGGAGAAACCATAAGGGATATGGATAAGTTCTTTACTAACAGGTATGTTAAAGGTGCTATAACAGATATACACGGTTCTGAGATATATACCTTTGTAAAAGATATGATTCAGAAGGTAGCTTCTCAGGGTCAGCAGTCAGGTATCAGAGCAAAAATTATTAATGGAATGAATAACGTATTCATCCTATCTAGACTTGCATTGAGTCCTGTAATTACAATCAAGCAGTTAACGTCTACATTTACATATGCTAATGATATTGGAATCAAGAATTGGTTGTTATATGCAGCGAAGAATAAAACACAACAACTAAAAGTTTGGAAAGAGGTTACGGAAAATTCTGTTTATATGAAAGACAGAAACAATCAAAGCATTATGAGAGCAATCGAAACTTATACTGATGCTAAGATGAAAGAGTTTGTTCCTAGACCTACAAAAGATTGGTTGGTAAACTTTGCAATGTATACTACAAAGCTTGGTGATAGAGGTGCAATTATGCTAGGTGGTTTACCCAACTACTCTTATTACAAAGCACAAGCATTGAAGCAGGGTAAGACTGAGCAAGAGGCTATTGATATAGCTATTAGAAAGTTTGAGAGAGATACAAAAAGAACTCAGCAGTCAGGTGACTTACAGGATAAGGATTACCTACAAACAGGTGACCCAATAACAAGAGCAATGAATATGTTCTTAACTACACCTAAGCAGTATTTAAGAAAAGAAATAATAGCCGTAAGAAACTTGTACCGAGCAATGTCAGGTCAGGCTTATAAAGGAACCTTTGGGGAGAATATTAGAACATTTATAATGTACCACGTTTTTATGCCTACACTATTCCAATATGTAGCAATGGGATTACCGGGAATACTAAGAGGTTGGAGAGATGATGACGATGAAGATTTGTACAGAGCAGGAATTATTGGTAACCTCAATGCTTTATTTATAATTGGTGAGGTTGTACAAACTGCAGCCGATGCATTCCAAGATAAGCCTTGGGCAGGTAGTCAAGCAAAGACAGTTGGTATTATACAAATTGCCAATGGTATTGCTAAGGACTTTATGAGAGCAGGTAAGTTTAAGGATGAGGAGAAGAAAGCAAAAGCATATAGAGATGCTTACCTAGAACTAGCCACCCTAACAGGATTACCAATGCCAACTATAGCAAAGTTTTTTGATAACTATTCAAAGATGGGTGATGAAGTAGACTTAGGAAAAATGATTATGAGATTACTAAATTATTCTAACTATCAAATAGAAGGTCCTAAGAAAAAAGGTTCAGGAAAATCTGAACAAACTATGGATGATTTCTATAAAAAGATTCAGAAAGAAAAAGAAAAGAAAGCTAGGGAAGATAAAAAGAAAGCTGCAGGTTTTAATTCATCAGGTGGATTTAACAATGCAGGTTTTAAAAACAACTCCTTTGACAGTAAAGGTTTTGAAGGAGGGTTTGATTAAAAAAATATATTATGCCATTCAAAAAAGTAGGTCCAAATAAAAACGTAAGTCCAAGTGGTAAAGTCTTTACTGACAAACAGGTAAAACTATACTATGCTACTGATGGATTTAAAAAATCAAAGCTATCAAAAGGTCGAAGAAGAAGACGAAAGAAGAAGGACTAGGTCTACACCTTCTGATACTTTTAGGTAGCCTATTTCTTTTGATATGGTTTTTCTATCTGAGAAATCTGTTTGTTTAGGTAAGTCCTTAAACTCCCATATCATATTATGTCTTTCCAAATAAAAACCCCAAACACCTTCAGGTGTGGAGTTTATATATACAGGTGTTGTTCCAAACAACTCACACCTATCCATTAACGCATCATACTTTCCCTTCTCTATAATCAACTCATCATAATGTTTTCTCCTACACTTTAACTCAACATCCATTTTATAGTTTTGAGAATAGCAGTCATAACGTGCTGCTGATTGTTTTGTAGGTAATAAGTCTTTTATAAAATATTTTTTAATGAAGTCAAATAACTGTTGCTCACTAGCAAACTGACTGTACTCATATATCATCCTCTGTTGATTCTAGAATGTCTTTAAGGGATGACATCAATTGTTTAATTTCAATTTTTAAAGTAGCGAAATCTCTGTCTACTAATGCTTCGTAAATTTCGGAAGTAGAGCCGTGAATATTGTCCATCAAAAAATTGATGTGAGCAATACGTTCTTTGTCGTAGGCTGACGGCTCTTGTGGCATTTAGTTTATTCTCTTGTTATCTCCTTGTCCATACATTGTAGAAACAAGGTTCCCATATTATGATTTATTGATTTGATTGCAGTATAAATTTTTCTTGAAGCCTTCTTAACTTCATCTCTATCTTTTTTACTAGAGTCGGTTCCAAGGTGAGCATACATTGAACAGTCCATCTTTAATAACCTATCTGTTTTATTTCTTACAGATAAAGATTTGTATCCTATTATTTTATCTACCTCTTCTTGATTATATACCATTGTATATAGCATTTAATTTTTTTAATACCTCCTGCTCTTTCCCATCCTTGGTTCTTTCTTTAACCATTTTAAATATGTCTGAGAATCTTTCTTCGATTGAGGTTAGTTCTTTTACTCGACTCTTAACCTTCTTTAATTCCGAAGATAATTCTTTATTTTCAAATCTCAAAGAAAAAACTTCTTTTTTTAGTTCATTTTCTGACAAATAATAAACGGGGTCATACTCTTTATTGAACTCTGATTTAATTCTTTCATACTTGTTACGAAGGATAGCATCAGTTTGTAAGTACCAAGGAAATCTTTTGAAGTAATGTAATACTGTTGCGTGATTCATAACAAGGTATCTTGCTATGATGCTACATCCATATCCTCTTTCGTGTAAGATATTTGAAAATATCATCTTGGAATCTACAATGTGTTGTATTCGGCTCCTGTTCTTCCGGACCTCTACACCTGTGATTATTTTAACTATCTCGTTTAGGTGAGAGAAGTGCTCCTCTTTCACATATAAGGTCTTTAATTCTTTGCTCATTAACATATGATTTGATTGATTTATTATCTATTATAAAGTCTAGGTATTCGTCTACTTCTATTTCATTTATATCTACTAGTATGGGGATATGTCCTTCTTCTTTTAAGTATTCAACCTTAAAAAACAAAGGCTCTTTGTTGTGAGTGTATGACTTTAATACACCTGCAACTTCCTGACTCCACCCCTTCTTGTCAGGTAACTCTGTTATGATAGCTAGTACTTGACCAACCATCATTGATGCTTCATCTAAAGTGAACACATCTAATTGTGAGAAAAAGTATTCATCAATTTCGTATTGAAACTTATCCTCTGTATACTTCAGTTCTAAATCCATAGTCATCTAATTCTTTTAATCTATATTCTTGAAGCTTTGACACCTTACCCTTTGGTGTTTTTACTTCACTAAAGATTACATTAGAATTAGGTGGTATAGCTATAATGTCGGGTATACCATTCTTGTTTGTTTTTATTAACTTGATTACATAATAACCCTCAGACTCTAGTTCTTTAATTCTTTTTGTCTGTATCTGTTGTTCTGTCATTTAAGTAATCTAAAATAAATCCAACTGCCACTACTATATTTAAACCTACTGAACATATAACTTCATATAGGTCGTGAAAGTTATGTATGGACAAATGAATATGTCCTACCACCCAAAAAGGTATAGCTAAATTTTGACTAATCCAAATAAGTAAAAACTTAACGAACCTCATAAGGCAAATATAATTAATCTTTCTTTATGGTATACAACTCATCCTGCTCATAATAGTATAACATTAACTCTTTATCATTAGCAGAACCCGGTCTTGGTTTTCTCCCACCGATAGTAGCTTTTGCAATAAGGTTCTTTGTATTGCCATAAATTAATCCATCATAACAATCCCATATTACAATTGATTGTTCACCTTTGTCTACAAGCTTCACCATTTTTCTAGCAGCAAGTGGAAGTGGATATGCATCTAACACAGTTCTGTTTCTCCCTTTTACTTCAACATAGCAAACTCTATCACCTCTTGTTATCTTATAATCTATATCATATTTTTCTAGCTTCTCCCATTTTGCAAGAAACTTTTTGCAGAACAAAGCAATAGCTAAGTGTTCTCTCTTTAGGTCTTCTTCAGTTTCAAATGTTTTACTCATAGTATTTTTTTAAAATGATTAACCGTGAAGTCCTTCTTCTTTGATACGGCTTTATATATATCCTTTTCTATTCCACCCTTAGAGAATATCCAATAAACATCTGATTTTAATCTATCTTTAGTTGTCATTCTATCTCGGCTTTGCCAATAAGATGTGGCAGAAAAATCTATATTATAATACACAAGTGCATCTGCTTTTCGTAAGGATATACCCTCACGACCTGATACAATTTGTAAGGCTATAGACTTACTTGTGTCATTAAATTCTTTTAGTTCTGTGGTTAAATTATCTTTTCCAAATACTTTAATTAAAGCATTTAATTCTTCTTTAAACTTATAGAATATTCCAATCTTTTTTTCTTTAAATTTTTCTTTAATAAAATTAGCTTTAGATAAATCTAAAACGGTAGAGTTTCCTGATTCAAATTTTATAGTACCGGAATACAATTGATGTAACTTCATCATAAGTTTTACAGGTGTATCCCCAAGTATAACTTCATCTTTACCTTCAACAACTCTATCTCTTTTTAAGTTAGATGCAATCTTATAAGTAAGAGGTTCAAGTTCTACCTGTAATATATGTTCTTTGGTTTGTACCTTAAACCCTGCTTCTTTTTGTGAGTAAGAAATAGTATATGGTTTCATCTCATCAATAATCTTTTGATGACCATCGTGGTAATCGTTTATGTAAAGAGAATTGATTTTTCTTTGCTTAACATTTACATACTGTTTA